AAAGTTGTATAATTTGCCGAAATTCGTGTAGTAAGTGTGTAGTAAAAAAATATGCATAATGTCAAAAATGCCGTAAATATGGGAAATTTTGAGTTTGTAAAGCATATAATAAAATAACGGGTATTACATTTTGAATTATTTTATGCAATTTCACATACTGTCACGAAATGCCACAAAAGCCCGTATTTACAAGGTATTCAGCGATTTTACTATTCACATAGTTTCACGTATGATTTTATAATTTAATGCGAAAATCGTGTAGTAAGTGTGTAGTAATCGTGTAGTAAAAGGAACTTAAAAACAAAACAAAAGAAACGAAAAAGCCTATTGATATGAATGTGATAAGAACGTGATATTTTCACGTTCTTTTTTTGTGCGAAGATTTAAGCACAAGGAAGTGATTGAAATGTTGAATGATGATGTTTTGGAAAAAATATTCCTGCATCCAGATATTCACAAGATACCAGTCGGAACGCAGGCAACAGCCGTACACGTTTTTGATGATGTGTTAGGTCAAATCGTAAAGGAGGACAGAAACGCAAATGTACAATCCTTATTATCCGCAACAGGCAATGTATCAGAATCAGTATAACCCTATGATGAATGCGCAACAAAGGCTTGCGCAGATGGAACAGCAGTACCCGCAATTCGGTATGTCCCAGACACCAATGTCTGGAAGTCAGTCTGTAATGCAAATGTCTTTAGCAGGGCGTATTGTTGATAGCTTTGAAAACATTACTGCTAATGATGTACCGATGGATAATGTTGGAGCAATTTTTATAAAATCAGACGGTTTGGAAATACAGAAAAGATTTTGGGGAAACGATGGTCTGATTAAAGTGAAATCGTATAAGGAAATTTTAGACGAGAAAAACGAAAACACTGATATTTTATCGACAAGTGAAGAAAAGTTGAAATCCGACCTATCAGACGCATTTACAGCTAGGTTTGACGAGGTAATGAACAAACTGGAAACAATAGAAAAATCCTTCAACGGAAGAAAGGCGGTTAAAAATGGCAAATCCAATGCAAATGATGTACCAACAGATGATGAATAGACTGAAACAGTCAAACTCTCCGCAGGCAAACAATGTACTTGACATGATAAACCGGGGAGACATAAGCGGTGTAGAACAATTTGGACGCAACATAGCGCAAAGCCGTGGAGTGGATTTTGACGCGGAGTTTTTAAAATTCAAGTCGCAATTTGGCATGAAATAGATACTTAAACTTGCAAGTGGGTATATAAAAATTTTAAAGAAACGAGGTAAAAACTTATGTTTGGTGGAGAAAATTTTTCACTCTCAGACGTAGCTGCCGTAACAAGGGACAATGACGGTATGGGAAACATGGGCGCATGGTGGATCATAATTTTCGTTCTCTTCTTTGCTTTTGGCGGCGGTGGATTTGGCAACAATGCCAACGGAAACGCGCTGACACAGCAGGAGATGCAGGCTGGATTTAACAATCAGACTGTAATTGGCAAGCTGGACAGACTCGGTGACGGCATTTCCAGTCTTGGTTATGACCAGTTAGGTCAGATGAACGCTTTGCAGAGAGATTTATGTACAGGCTTTGCTAATGGCGTAGCTGCTACCAATGCGGCTGCTGCACAGGCACAGCAGTGCTGCTGCGAGACTCAGAAAGAGATTATGCAGAGCAGATTTAATTCTGCACAGGAAACTTGCGAGATTATCCAGTCTCAGAATTGCAACACACAGAAGATTCTGGACGCGATCACAGGCAATCGCATGGCAGATATGCAGAATCAGATTAACCAGTTGCAGTTACAGAGTGCGCTTTGCGGTGTAATCCGCTATCCGAGCGCAACGACATATACCGCAGGCTATAACCCGTATTTCAACAGCGGCAGTTGCGGTTGTGCGTAATGAGCAACAACAGTAACAATTTGGATTTCCTTGACATTCTTGCAATGGTAAGTTTTGCCATGCAGGTGATAAATTTTCAAGAGAATCAGCAGCAAAGCAATAATGACGACATTATGATGGAATTGCGGAGGCAAGATAAGGCATATCTTGAAAAGATACTGGAAAACCAAAACAAAATACTGAAAATTTTAGAAAAATCTAATTCGCCTATCGGCTGATAAATTGGGGTAGGTGTAAAGCCTATCCCTTTTTTGCGAAAAAGAGATAAATATAAAACAGAAAAGGAGTAAAAAAATTATGGCTTGTAAGAATATTTGTAAACTTTGTCCGAATTTGATTATTTCACAGTCTGTAACTTTTACTGGCGGTAATCTCATAATCAATATTCCGGCAGGAAGTTATGAGGACGAAGAAAAAGTGTGCATTGTTATTGCGCAGAGTATACCTTCTACCGCAACTATCAATGCATTAGTTTATGTTACAGTTGGAACAGGAACAGCACTTTACCCGCTGAACAAATGCGACTGCACACAGGCAGTAGCTTGCAACGTAAAAAGCCGTACAAGATACGCAACAAGGGTTGAGACTACGCCAACTGGCGGTACGTTTAAACTTTTAGGCAATGTATGTAATTGCCAAAACAACAATTTACGTGCAATCAACGGAACAGCGCCGGCAACAACGTCTGCTGCGATTACAACAGTTTAGGAGGTGAAGAAAATGCACAAGAAATCAATGGAATTGGCAAAATGGGCAATGGATAAAGCCTGCGAAAAGGGATATGACTGCCTTACATCGCAGGACTGGGACGATTTCAAGGACTGTATGACAGTAGCGGAAAAAGCTATCAAGTGCGAGTATTACTACAAAATCATCAAGGAAATGAAAGAGGGCGGCGAGTACCGCATGACACCGGAGATGTTCAAGGAGCATTCTGCGGAGTATTACCGTGACATGGATGTCAAAAGCAAAGATGTAAGATACTACACAGAGCCTATGGAGCATGAGCGTGAAATGAGCAAAACCGAGAAAGCGCGTCAGAAGTACCATGAGGAAAAGACGCAGGAGAATTTTGACCATTTCACAAAGGAACTTATGACAGAACTCACGGAGTTATGGGGAACACTTGACAACGCGGAAAAAACCGTTATGCGGGCGCGGATTAGTTCTCTGAATCAAAAGATGGCGTAAATCAAAGAGGGTGTACAGTTTCAAACTGCCACCCTCTAAGACAACTACTAAACAGTAATTTATGCTTGCTTGCTCTCACACGAACAAATGTAGTTTAACACAAAATCATTGATATGGGAATACTGTATTTTATTCTATGCGGAATATATTTATTCTGATTTGGAATATTTGGACATTGATAACTGAATATTGGCTAGAAGTTTTTAAGGTTCCTCTTGACACATTATAATCCAATGGATTATAATGTTTTTATAGATAAACTGTTTAAATAAAGGAGTCTCATATGGTAAAAAAAATAAAAATTTGGGTGGAACTTTGTAACGACTCTATTGTAAATGTTCCTGATTGGGTTAAAACAGAAGAAGATTTAGAGAAGTTTGCAGATGATTATGCTTATAATAATATGTCGTCTGGGTACGAATTTCTCGATGAACAAATGGAATTGGATGATTTTATAGAGGAGATTGAGTCTAGTTATCAGGATGCGAAAAATAGAGGATTCGATAGTATTGTTATTACTATTGATACTGATTTAGATAACACTTATTATATCTATGATTCAGAAGATGGATTTCACTGTGAGTTGTTCGACTATTCTTTTGATGATTTATATGACATTGCGGAACAGTTATATAGTGAATTGCACGGAAATGTCACGGATATAAGAATTGAGTGACGACAATTATAGAAGAGGTTTTATGACAATTAAAAAAATCAGAAAGCTAACTGGACTATCACAATCAAAATTTTGTGAGAAATATCATATACCACCTCCAACATTAAGGCACTGGGAGCGTGGAGACAGGGAATGTCCGGAATATGTTTTGGAAATGCTTGAATTTAAAGTTAGAAAAGATAAGGTAGAAAATATGAGAAAAGAATTTTATGATTTTCATTCAGCGGTGTTGTATCAACGTGAATTAAAAAAACAGGGAATCGAAAGCACGATTTACAACGCATATAAATGGGATGAACAAGCGGAAATTTATGCAGTTGTGCCAAATGTATGAGGAAAAGCATAATTACAAAATCACAAAGCTACTAGCCAATAATCGGTTAGTAGTTTTTATTTTGTCATTTAAGGCATTTAGGGGCGTGATGGTAAATGTATCGGATAAATGGAAAACAATTCAAAATAAGGCTTGTGGACAGCAACAGCGACATATTAAGGCGTAGTAACGGGAGCAGGACGATAGGAGTATGTTGCAATTCCGGTCAGACAATCTATATCGCGGATAATCTGTCAGAAGAACAATTCCGAAAATGCTTAATACATGAGATTTGTCACAGTGCCATGTTTGCATACGGAGTAAATCTGTCCGTGGAGCAGGAGGAAATTGTATGCGATATCCTGTCGCGGTTCGGAAGAGAAATCATAGGGATTGCGGACGATATGTTTTACAGATTAAGGAGAATGACGGCATGAATAAAGACAAGTCCATAAAAGAAGAGCAGGAAGAACTTGCGCTTGAAATGCTAGAAGAGTGTGAGAGATTTTTAGAAATTGTGTTTTCTAACGCTCATAATCTGTAGCGCACATTCCGATACACTGAGGACAGCCGTATTTTTCAATATAATTTTTATTTCCGTATCTTTTTACACATACATACATTGTGTCATGCCATCCGCATCTTTCATCATTTGCCTTACGTTCCTTGTTAATTACAATATCATCAATATCAAACGGAGGCTGTTTATATCCAAGAGAAAAAAAGTATTCTTTGTGATAATTGAAAATAAAGTCTTTCATTTCTTCTTCTGTCTCAAATTCTTTAGATTCAGCTATGGATTCTTGTAATCCGCCTCTGTGTGGTCTGTATATAAACATTTTGTTATCCTTTCTTGCAGAAACCCGCGTACTAAAAAAGTCGCGTACTAAATTATTTTTCAAAATTTCAAAATTTTCAGAAAAAATGCACCAAAAAGATGTCGCCCCTAAAATGTGCCGTGAAAAAAATCGCGTACTAGGAATTTTCGCGTACTAAAATTTTTTCGATTTTTGAAAATTCCCGGAAAAAATGCACGAAAAATTTTTAGGGGTAAAAATGTGGCGCGAAAAAAATTTCTGACACCCTCGGCGGGAACCATCCCCGGCTGCCTGACCGGACCATATCGGCGCTTTGATAGCGCGTACACCATAAGCATAGCACGCGATTTTTAATTGTCAAGGTGCAAAAGGGCGTATAACTGCCATTTATTCATCCATTTCCCGGATGAATTTTTCAATTATTTTTTGCGCTACATGAATGCTTGTATTTGGGCTTATTTGTGCAATCATATCATATCCATGTATCATAGTCCATGACTTGCTTTTTGTATGCCTGTAAATTTTTGTCATGCTATTTTTTACGTGTGCCAATTCTTCCTTTTTCATTGATATAATCCGCCCTTACTTTAATTTTTTCGCGGCTCCTCCGCGTGACGGTGTGCAATCTGTTTTTGCGGGAGATGCACAAGCTCCCACTATGCCGGGCAATTATAAAGGCATCCCGATCTTGAGCCTGTCCGGCTGTACTACTTCCAGTCGGTAGAAGGGCAAACGGCGCGCCGTTGCCATTAGCGTAGCAATAAACCGCAAGCGGTATTTTCTCCCATGATCGCGCGAAAAAAATATAAAATAAATGCGAAATTATACAGCCGCCGGAGCGGCGCACGGCATGAGATATTGCTAAAATCCCTCCGCTGATTTCGAGTCATACCGCCGGAACGCGGGCAGAGGGTGAAAAGTAATTAAATGAGAGTTTGCCTGTCAATCGAACCATCTAAATTTTTGATATATCCATGAGATACATCGTAAAAATGAAAATTAAAAGACCGTTCACCATTTACTGGTAAATGTTCCGTGACTACGCAACCCATTTTTCTGCCGCCGTAATTTTTAGCAATAACGTCAAGAGCGGCATTCTTTGCATCTTCAAAAGTTTTATACATTCTTTTTACCTCCATTTTCAGCCTGCCATCATCAGAGCCGGGCGGCTATCCCTCGGCTGACGGTCACGAATGACCGTTTCGGCTATTTATTTAATCGCCATGATTTTAAATCCATCTCTGGAAATTTCTTTCATTTGTCCGGCGGTCAATCTGTCGGATTTAATTTCTAAAATTTTTCCAGTTGCAATCTCCAATAATACGTATGTTCTCATTTGCTCTACCTCCTTTTTTAAAATCTATATTCGTTTTTCCTAAAATGTCCTTGAAAATGATACTAATTCATTGTATCCACCGCTAATTTTTTTCATCGCATTTTTTAATTTGCGTTCCGTAAAATCTTCTTCATTCCACGCCTTAAATATGATACCGCATTCGCTTGTGATAAATATCATATTAGCTATCTTTTCAATTTTAAATCTCATCTTTCTACCTCCGTGTGGTTAAGTGGTTTATTTATTTGTTGATATTATAATAATCTAAAATTAGAATAATGTCAAGCAATTATTTTCTAAAATTAGAATATTTTTTCGATTGACTTTTTAGAATATAAATAGTAAAATTGTATCTAAATATAGAAGGAAAGGAGTCCAGAAATGATCCGATATAAAATAGATGTATTTGAGGAATTAAAAAAGCATGGATATAATCAGACACGCATACAAAGGGAGAAATTACTTCCAGCACAAACAGCGCAAAATATAAAAGCTGGAAAGAGTATCACGCTAGAAACGCTGAACAAAATTTGTATAATGTGCAAATTGCAGCCTGGCGACATCGTGGAAGTGATTCCGACAGATCAAGAAAAAATAAAATATTATTAAAAACATATTGACATTATTCTAATATTAGAATATAATAAGTGTATCAAATAAAGAAAGGCACCGCAAGGCGGGGAATTTAGGAGGGAAAATATATGAGAACATTTACAATTAGCGAAAAAGAGAACGGAGAATTTGAGGTGCGTAAATTAACAGGGCTTGCAGAGCGTTTTGCAGAAACGACAAGTCCGCTCGATGTTTATGAGGTAGAAGAAGAGGGATTGTACTACACATACGGCAGCACATACAAAAAAGACGCACACGGTCCTTACACAGTGGAGCAGTTGCAGGAAGAGTTTACAGCGTTGTATTTAGCCGGATGGGAAGGTCTATTCTATCTACACACAAATGGCTATGATTTAATTGTTTACAACAATGACGGTGACGTCAAATACCATACAGCAGATGACAGCTTTCCGACAAATCCAACGTCTGCCGAAGCGAGCGATTTTTTAGAGGAGATCGACATTGTAAATGTTAATCCGTGGGAAGATGGATTGCCCATGGACGAGTTGTTAAATGGTGCAGAAATCGTTGCTGAATATATGTTTTAAAATTTCCAAGAAGAGCCGCCAAGCGCGGCTTTTTCTGCGCCGTGAAACGCAATGTGGTACAAAGATGTTCCGAAAATGGGACAGCGCAAAGCCTTGTATCTACTGGATTTCCAATGTATGAATGGGACACAAACGGACACAGTAACGGACACACCAGCGGAACCAAAACAATAATGTAAAGAATATATGTACACTATCGTGTACCATGTAAGTAAATATTTTAAATATTTTTTTAGAGATATACTCTTTCTAAAAATTTACGTTTATGATTTACTATATATCCGCACACGCACGCGGATATAATATATATAGGGCTACAACATGTAGATTAAAAATTTATGGTTGACAAGATATAGTGCTCTGTGATATTCTCCAAGTAAAGATTTTTAAACAACGAATTTACAAAGATTTTACAATTACGATTTACTTACTAAGGATTTAAGAAAAGGGTATATACACCTCAAACGAAACGTATGGCTATAACTATAGCTGTTGTTTTTGTTGGGGTGTTTTTTGTTTTTACGGAAAATTTTAAAGGTGGTGAGATCAGATCATGGAGAGAGTACAAGGAGATTTACAGACAGTCGAAGTATTTGAGAATGACATAGAGCTTTACCTCTCCCAATTCTGCGAAGAGTACGGAATCGAGGACTTCTCCAAAGACTCACAAAGTCGCTGGAATGCCGCCCTGATGTATATAAACAAACACGTTTTTAAAGGCACAGATAAATTAAAATTACATAAACCTTTAGATGGTTATGTAAATAATAATAAATATTTAAACCAAAGTACATGTAATAGTTATGATTTGGATAAAGTAAATAATTTGGTGGATTATTATATATATCTTTGTATGACAAATGACAAAGAGGTTTCTGTTAATGGATTTACTTTACTTACGGGAATAACGCAGGACGCTATAAATTCATGGGGGAGAGATGAAAGGAAATTAAGTCGCACGGGTTTTATCATTTGGCAAAAACTTCATATCTACCGTGAAGAGAGCCTTGTCGCAAAGCTCACCACCATGAAGCATCCAACCGCGATCGCGATCCTGCTAAATAAGCATTATGGCTATAACCTGCCGGGTGTATCTAAGGAGCCGGGGAATAAAGCAGCTTTGAGTGTGTCGCAGTTGCCTAGATTGAGTCAAAATGATGGTTCTTCCGTCAATTTGCACAAAGAAATAGAGTGCGTGAATGACTATGAAAGCCCAAAAAGCCTGTAAATACGGCATTTTTCGAGAACTATTCGGAAAACGATTGTTTCGCGAATAGTTGAAACGGCAGAAAGGCGGCAGATCAGAGGACAGGGTGGAGGGGTTTTTCACGATCACCGGGAACGCCCAACTTAGTCCCTCAAGTATTTACAAAAATATTTATTTGTACCACAAATAAGTAAACAGAGGGTTATTCAAAAAATTTTAAAAAATAAAAAAGGGGTCAATGAAATGGACGGAGATAGGGAAGAATTACACGTAAGAGGAGAAAGCATAAGGCTTAGGCTCACGGAGGGCATGAAGGTATGGTTGTTTGAGAAATCTGTTAAGGAGAAACGGAGTGTATCGGACATCATGCGAAGTCTGATACAGGCGGAAATGGGAAAATAGCAAATGTGAGAAGTTCAGAGAAATGGAGGACAAGACATGAACGAGGTAATGATATTCAACAGCAAAGAGTTTGGCGAGATTAGGACGGTGACTATTGACGGGGAGCCGTGGTTTGTCGGGAACGATGTAGCGAAAGCGTTGGGGTATTCCAAAGTAAATGAGGCAGTCAGAACAAACGTTGACAAGGAGGACACCGCTTTAACGGGTATCTCCGATGCAAATAATCACACACAGCAGATGGTAATTGTAAATGAGTCCGGAATATACTCTTTGATTTTTGGAAGTAGGTTAAAGACAGCGAAGAAATTCAAACGTTGGGTTACGTCAGAAGTTCTTCCGGCGTTGCGCAAGACTGGTTCATACGAGATACAGCGGAAACAGGATTCATACATGATAGAAGACCCTGTTGAGCGTGCTAAGAGATGGATTGAGGAACAGGAGGAAAAGATACGGCTTGAGGAAAAAGTCAAGAACGACACGCCAAAAGTAGAGTATTTTGATTCATTGGTTGACAGCAACCTATTAACGAACTTTCGGGACGCGGCAAAAGAACTTGGATATAGTCAGAATGAATTTGTCGGGTGGCTTGCGACAAAGGGATATATCTACAAGGACAGCAATGGGATTATAAAGCCATACGAGAAGTACAGAAAGCAGGAATTGTTTGCTTTGAAAGATTTTAAGAATCCATACAGCGGATTTAGCGGAGTGAGGACATATGTGACAGTCAAGGGTAAGAACACATTCCGGCTTTTGATGCAGATGCAGGATTAAACGGAGAAAATAATATGCCTAGATACTCAAATGACCCAAAAGAGACAACCGTAAAGTTGCGAATGAATGATGATATGCGGGAATATTTGGAGAAATCAGCAAAACGGAAAGGAATTTCAATGTCTGAATATTTACGCAATCTGATTATCAGGGATATGGAAACGAAAAAACAAAAAAGGAGATTATAAGAAATGGAATTAAAAGACACAGCAACGATGATGACAAGTACAGACTACAAGCAAAGATTCAAGGCTGAATATGCGCAGTTGGAGATACGGTACAAGAAATTGCAAAACATGGTGATTGAATGGGATAACGGAACGTTAAGTTTCACACCTACATGTCCTAGAAGTACCTACATGCTGCAGTTAGACGCTATGTTAAAATACATGGCAGTTTTGGAGGCAAGGGCAGTCATGGAGGGAGTAGACCTAAGAGGCATACGCGCATAAACAATCTAATGCGGGAATATCTGATGGTTATATAGAATGACCGATGTACTGGAGGTAGAGATGTTAAGACCAGCGCAGTTATACAGCGAAAAATTGCAGGAAGAAAATGCAAAGACATGGTACAAGACGGAATATATGTACTGGAACGGCGGCACAGGAGATTGTGATATCAATCTTCCTGACAACAACTACGAAAAGCATTGCTTTGTGTCTATAGACGGAAACGATAACATTATTGGCTACATATCATACGCGGTTGATTGGTCTGCAATGTCAGCGGATAGGTTTGGAGCGATAAGCTTTGACAAAGGAAATGTAATGTTTGCAAAGGATCTGTATCAAGCAATTTGCGATATTTTCGAGAAATACCACATGAACAGAATGCAATGGTGTTGTTACATGGACAATCCTGCAATCAAAGGGTATAGAAACTTTATCAAGAAACATGGCGGTGTAGAATGCGGACATTATAGACAGGTGGCAAAACTGATTGATGGTAAACTGCATGATTCTGTGCAGTTTGAGATATTGGCGAGAGAGTTTCGGAGGTAGAACACATGATAACCGTTGAATGTCCGTACTGCGGAAGAAAACATATTTTATCACCAGATGAAATAGAACTGTTGGCAAGAGCCGGGAAACTGGTAATAGCAGATTGCCAATGCGAAACGATGTACACGATTGAGCAGGATGATAATTGCTATTTCATAAAACATAGTCATCATGGAGCGAAATAATGGACAAAGAGATAGACAGCTATTATGTGCAGCCGTCTTTTACACGCACAGAGTTGGTTGTAGTTCTTGCATCGGAGCAGGAAAACGGAACAGATATAGACACAGAGCAGACGGACAACAATGTCTCGGAAAAAGAACCTTCTGAAAATGAAAATCAGACAGAAACAGATAACGAGATAACAGGGGAATAGGTCATGAAATTGTACATAGTTACTGCGGACGAATACGAACAAGATGATGGAGCAGAGATTTATTGTTTGGGAATATATGACAGTGAACCGCTTGCTATGCGTAGGAAAAATAATTGCAAATATAAAAATGTTTTTATAGATGAGATACAGATGAATAGTGATTGTGATGTGTATCTAGGAGGACATGCTGAATAATTTAGCCATACAAGGCACAGTGGTAATACCTGTGAGATGGTTCGATTCCGTCTATGGCTGTTTGGGATTCTTTCCCACCTTTTAACCTCCTGTTGACAGTTGGTGTACGGAGCATAACGGCATTTTGGCAGTGGTGCCGGAGGATTGCGGTTCGATTCCGCAGACTGTCAATCGAGATTGTCCCACACCGACATACGCGGGGTGAATACTAGCTGGATAATTTCGGCAGATGGCTATATGAAAGCCAATAAGAATTGTCAGAAAAGACGTTAAAATCCGCTTGGCATGGCGTGAAGGTGCCTTATTTACCTACCTAACGAAAGCCCACATAGGCTACCACAAGGCAGATGTGGGAGAAAACTTTATTCGGGATATCAGAGATTTTGGTAATCGGTTATTGCCGGATAACGCGCCGGAAGTTAAAGGCGGCAAGTCACATGGAACTTGTCTGTACCTGGGTAGTTTACATGGCGCGAAAATTTTTGACACGTATGGAGCAAGGAAGTTAAGCCCAAAGTAACTGACAATGGTATTTGTTCGTGCGGTCAATTAGTAAATCACAGTCACGGTGTGGAACCCAGCCCTGCGACTTTTCGGAGCGCAGACCGTGAAAGGCGGTTTAATACGGAGAAAAGGCAACTACTGGTTGTGTTGCGGCAGACTGTAAATCTGTTCCCAAGCGGTAAACAATGGTGGTTCGATTCCACCTTTCTCCATGAGGTCGGTTCATTACCGACTAGACAGGACAATAACGGTCACTTGCCTGTCGAAAACAAAATAATGTCAACATGGTTACGTGAGGTCGAGATGGTTACGGATAATAAGTGCTATTTAAAAAACTTTCCTGTTGGAAACCGCATAAGGAGATATGTTGAATGATTAAGATTGAGAAAGTCGATGTTGTAGGTTGGGAACACGCAATAAGAGGCATGAGAAATTCATGGAACAGTTGGGAAAAATCAGATAGTTTTGAGTGCGATGATGATGATTGCCAAAAGGGGTTATGCCCTTATTTTACAGTGGACGGAGAAAATAGTGAATATGCGGAGTGCAATAAGTATGATTTGCATATGTCAAATTTCATAGTTGGAAAGAATGATTTAGACCTTATGAAGAAACTGTGCAAGGCAGGTTCGGACGAGAGAAAGTTTATGCGCATGATAGTTGTGTATGCGGATATAACAGCACCTATGTATTGGTGGAAAGAAGCAGATACTTACAAGGTTGGCACTGTCAGAAACTCATGTAGCACAATGCACAGCATAACCGAGAATGAATTTACGCCTGATGATTTCAGCTATGAGCATTTGATAGAAAATCCGGATTTATTCAAAGTAGATGAGATATCTATACCGGATAGTGATGGATATAAATTGTATTCACCAAAAGATATTCTTACAGAATGGATTATACCATCTTTAAATGCGTGCCGAGAAGAATATCTAAAAACCAAAGACAAAAAATACTGGTGGCAGATAATACAGCTTTTGCCGTCAAGCTACAACCAAAAGTCAACCGTCATGCTGAATTATGAGGTGTTGGCGAACATGTATAACAGCAGGAAGAACCACAGACTTGACGAGTGGAAAACGTTCTGTGCATGGATTGAAACTTTGCCATATTCGGAACTGATAACAGGGAGAGAGTAATGAAAAAGTATTATGCAAAACATATGATTGTATTTTTTCTAATATTTTTAGTGATGAATATTGCTAATTGTGTTGTTAATGCCTTAGACAGTAAGATTGTAAGTGATATATTTAACACTATTATTTTTTCGTATGTTGCTGTGAAATTCACAAACTGGATTCTTGATATAAATGATATATGCAAGAAAATTGAAGAGGACATGACAAATGAAAGCGAACGGAAAAGGGCATCCAAATTATTACAAGGGCAAGAGAGTAGGAATTGACGATTTCATAGACGCATATAACGCGGTTTTAAAATGTGAGTTGTCAGTCACTCAGGCGGCGAAGAAGTTGGGCGTATCAACGCCGACATTCAGAAAGTGGTTTGCGGAAGTATGGAACAATGGGAACAGCTTAGAGGGATTATACTTCATTCGGGAGAATAAAGATGTGTGATTTTTGCAACAAGTATCATTTAAATGACGGTTCAAGAGCAGGTCGTATTATTCTAGTCAATCCAGCTGGAAACGGACGTATGATTTGCACTCCGACAGGAGCACAGATTCATGTCAATGCGAATGATGAGCCGGCTATTATGTTTTATAAATATAATCTGGCTTGCGGTTACATAGAAATTGAGTATTGCCCAATGTGCGGTGAAAGGTTATGCGAGTGAAACAATGAAAAAAGAAGATTATTTTGAAGAGACTATAAAAAAAACTTGACAAACGTATCGGTGAACTGAAAGAGGAAAATGAAAGTTATCGTTGCCATAATGAAGCGTTGAAAGATAAGATAAAATTACTTGAAAAAACAATTTATGAACTGAACTCCGAACTTGCCGTAAAGGACAATTTACTGAAAATCAAGAACGGATTGTGCAAGACTGATGAATCGGTGACAGATTTCCACCAGTCGGAAGAAGATTTCTCCGAGGACTACACATTTGAGGAACTTGCGGCGAAATGCGAGGAGTTGGAGAAAAAGGTTGAAAAGCTGAATGACAGATACCAGTCGGATTGTATCAGAATCAATCAGCTTTTGGTGGCGATTGACACGCTTGTGGACAGATATGCGAAACTTAAGGAGATACACGGATTATGATTTTGAGACCATGGAAGAAAATAAAGGAACTGGAAGAACTGATTAGGTCATATGAAATTGATGTTGAACATTATGAACATGATAAAAAATTTTTTGAAAAAAGAATTGAACAGTTAAAAGAAAAGATAGACTCAATGACTCGTCAAGAATTATACAATCCGGGTGTTTGGTGCGCAGGGTGCAAACATCATTTTACGGAAATAAATTGTTTTGGAACAAATCATTATTGCTCCAAAAATTGTCTGTGCAAAGGGAGAGAAGAATGACCAACCGAGAAATTAAACTTTTGATAATCGACAATGCGGAGAAAATCGGTAACGCGATTGCAAAAGGAAAAGACGTAGAGATTGTTAAAACTTCCAACGGAATTGCTGTCAAGGAAGTGTCGAAGAAAAAGTTGGCGTGAGGGATAGACAATGAGTGATTTGAAAATTTTTACAGAAAACATAGAACCACAAGCGTTAGAACAAATAAACACGCTGATTGAACAGCAGGCATTCAAAGATTGCAAAATAAGAATTATGCCTGACGTTCACGCTGGGTCAGGTTGCGTTATTGGCTTTACGGCAGATTTAGGCGAAAAGGTTATACCTAACATTGTCGGAGTTGACATAGGCTGCGGAATGCTCACAACTGAGTTGGGATATATCGATATAGATTTAGACGTGCTTGACAAGGTGATAAGGGCATACATTCCTAGCGGTAGAAATGTGAATACATCTTGCGTGCAGGAATTTCCAAAGCTGAAAGAGTTGAAATGCTACAATGAATTGAAAAATATTTCTTGGCTAGAGAACAGCTTAGGCACTTTAGGCGGGGGAAACCACTTCATAGAGGTTGATATTGACGAGGACGGCTGCAAGTATCTCATAATTCACAGTGGCAGCAGAAACTTAGGAAAGCAAGTAGCCGAATATTATCAAAACCTTGCTATTAGTAATATGCAAGGAAGTAAGAAGATACATGATGAAGAAAGCAAACTGATAGCAGAATATAAAGCAAACGGAAAGCAAAAGGAAATTTCAAAAGCTATCAAGGAATTGCGAGAGAGGTTTAAAGCTGAAACTCCTAAAATCCCTAAAGAGTTGTGCTATCTTACTGGAAGTGATAGAGAAGATTATTTGCACGATATGAAAATATGTCAAGAGTTTGCGGTTGAGAACAGGCGAATAATGGCAGCTACAATTTGTAGAAAAATGGATTGGGAGAATGTAACCTACTTTGAAACAATTCATAACTACATTGAGCATAACACTAATATGGTTCGCAAAGGTGCAATATCGGCAAGATCGGGAGAAAGACTTTTAATCCCTATGAATATGCGAGATGGTTGCATTATTGGAGTCGGAAAAGGTAACGAGGATTGGAACTGTTCAGCACCACACGGAGCAGGACGGATAATGAGCAGAAGAAAAGCACAAGAGAATATATCGCTTGAAGAATTTGAGAAGTCAATGAGTGGTATTTACACAACCTCTGTGAACCAATCTACGATTGATGAAAGTCCTATGGCGTACAAGCCTATTGATGAAATTGTGGAGAACATAAAAGACACAGTTGAAATTCAAAAAATCATCAAGCCTATTTATAATTTTAAGGCTAGTGAATAGCAGATAACGTGAGGTAGTTTATGGAAAATCCAAAAGTAAGAATAGAGAGTGACGGAAACGTTACTGAGGTTTACATAAACGGCGAAAAAGTTAAAGCAGGAACAATGGTTGACTTTCATTTCCGGCATGATGTGTTTGAAGATGAACCAAACAGAGTTTCTTGTACTTTGACTCAAAATATATTAGACGATAGATATCGACCAGTTTTTAAAGATGGTGAAATCGTAAATCAAACTTTGAAATTATTATAAATTCTACGGCACATACAAGTAGGTATGCGCGACACGCAAGCAGGCGTTCTTTTTTATTACGAAAGGGGCGTCTGCTTTCTTTATGGCATCAATCGAGCTGAAAAACACCATAAAAGATTATGAAAATTACATAGAAAAAAACGGTATCGTGGAAGAGGCTGTGAACGCATACAGTCAAGCGACACAGGTGGCATTCGCAGAGGGAGATATCGAATATGCGCTGAAAGTGTCGGCAAGGGCGAAAAATCTGATTGAACAGTTTGTGATAAATCAGACCGGAGGTACTTTGTGGGATTTGGAAAAGTACGCCTTTGCTAACAAGACGTGGTACGGAATACTTGACACAAATTACAGCATCTTAAAGCTGGAGGCACAAAACAAGGTGCTGGACAGTTATCTCTTGTATTTGGAGAAGAAAAGAGAACCACGTGAAAGATTCTATGCTCCAAAAAGAAAGCAATTTGCGAAATTTGGGCTTATTGAGGCGTACCAAGGGGCAATTGATGATATATATGACATAATCTGCGTTTCAATGATTCCGGGATCCGGGAAAACGACACTTTTAAAATTCTTCAATTCTGCGGTAATAGGCTGGTATCCAAATGATTACAATTTGTTTTATTCGCATAGCGGAGATATTACAAGAATGTATTATGACGGCGTATATCAGATGGTGACCGATGAGCAGGAATATTGTTGGAGTGATATTTTCCCGGATTTAAAAGTAACATCTACCAACGCGAAGATGCAGCAATTTAATATCTCAAAGTACAAACCATTTCCATCGTTGCAGACAGCGTCAGTCGGTTCGGAGAATGCCGGAAAGGTAAGGGCATCAAAATTCTTACTCATTGACGATATGATTGGAAAACTGGAAGAGGCATTGAACAAGAATTATCTTGAAAAACTATGGGGCGCATATACCGTAGACGCAAGGCAAAGAAAGACAATGGATAGTGATGGTAAGCCTTGCAAGGAAATATTAAATGCAACGCGGTGGAGTACGTTAGATACGATTGGGCGAGTGATAAAGATGTATGGGAACAGTCCAAGAGTTAAGGTCATTTCAATGCCGGATATAGATCCACAGACAGGAGAGAGCAATTTTGACTATGAGTTTGGCGGTTTTACAGTGTCATTTTTCATGGATCAGGCTCATCTCATGGACGATGTTTCATACAAATGTCTTTACAAGCAGGAACCAATAGAGCGAGAAGGTTTATTGTTTCCGGAAGATAAAATCAGACGGTATCTTAATTTGCCAAGTGAGAAACCAGACCTCATAACTGGACAATGCGATACAAAGGGAAAAGGAACAGACTACTTTGTTTTGCCTTGCTTGTATCAGTATGGAGACGATTATTATTGTGTTGATTGTGTTTGCGACAACACGGCAGACTACGAACAGCAGTATGAGAACTCTGCAAACCTTATAGTCCATCACGAAATGCAGGAATGCGATTTTGAGCGGAATGCAGGAGGTGACAGGGTTGCAATGGAAGTAAACAAACGTGTTGAAGAAAAAGGTCACATATGCAATATAACTGACACGCCGACAGAGACAAACAAAGAAGCAAGGATATACCAGTGTTCAAACTGGATATTGCAGCACGTTATTTTCAAAGACCAGTCGCTATACAGTCCAAAAGAGCAGTACGGCGTTATGATGTCTCTGCTTTTGGGATATTCAGTATCAGCGGGAAAACAGCTTGATGATGTGCCGGACGTATTCTCAAACTTTGCGGTACGAGTGACAAAGAAAAATAAAGTTGCAGAAGTAAAAGTAATGTCAAGGTTTTTTTAGCGGAGGGTTGTTATGACAACAAAAACATATTTACAGCAAGTGGCACGATTAGAGAATATGATTCAAAACAAATTATCTGAAATATACAAGTTAAAGACAATGGCTTGCAGCGTGACTGTATCTAATGAAAGTGACAGGGTGCAGACTTCTTCTGACAAGGACAGGCTGGGTAGTACAGTTGCAAAAATTGTTGATTTAGAGGAAGAGACAGACATCTTAGTCAATGATTTTTTGGATATCAGAAAATGTATAATCTGGCAGATAGACTCTATGGAGGACAATGATTTTTACAATGTGCTTTCTTTGCGGTACATTGGTGAGAAAACGTTTGAAGAAATTGCAAAAAGCACAAACTGGAGTCTGCGAAAGGTATTTATGATTCATGGACAGGCTTTACAGGAGTTTGAAAGGCTGTATGGGAGCGAATATCTTGAAAGTGTGCAGTAGTTTGCACATTTTTGCATAATATTGCATAGTTTTTCATATTTACGCATAATACATTTTCAGTTATGATAAATTCAGCAAAATGGACATACAATAATACATTGACAAATCTCCTTCAACCAAAAGGCATCGTCAGAAATGGCGGTGCTTTTTGCATTTCAGAAATGAGGACAGAATGGAAAAGAAAACAATATACTGCCCCATATGCAACAGGGCGGTTATCCATTATGACGGCAGGCGGTCAACAAGGATTTCAGCGATATGCAGGAAATGCAGGAAGTTGATCACATACGAACCAAAGACAGAAGAATTGAGGATTAGTGACTATCCGCTGCGGACAACGGCAAGCGGAATGACGTTTTACTAGAGGTGTAGGAAATGATAACAGCAGGCAGAAGAATGATATTCACCGATTATGACGAGGTGACAAAAGAGAATATCCTTGACATTATCGACACGGCATTTCCGATACACATGGAGAATGTCAGTGAAGAAATCTTTCTGTTTGATTATCTTGCCGGAATACAGCCTATTAGAGACAGGGAAAAGGAAGTAAGACCTGAAATCAATGAAAAGGTTGTTTTAAATCTTGCAAGCCGGATTAAGAATTTTAAAGTCGGATATGAATACAGCAGTCCTATCACGTACATACAAGCCGGAGAGGTTCAGGCACTTAAAGGAAAACTTGCAAAAATAATCAACAAGATTTTCAAGAAAGATGAAAGTATTAAGGACGATTACCGCATAACGGCATTAAATGAAATGTTAAGGGAGCAGAGCAAATCATCCAAAGATGTGTTGCTTGCTGACAGTTTTAAATCTTGCGGATTAGGCTACAGACTTATATTGCCAAATGACAATGAGAATGAACTGTCACTGTTTAAGATCACAACGCTTAACCCGACAATGGCATTTGTTGTTTACAAAAATGACGCATTTAGGGAGCCTATGTTGGGCGTTACATATAGCATTCTGAAAAACGGAACGATTAAGATTGGCGCGTGGAGCAGGAGAAACTATTTTGAAATCACACGTGGAGTTGGGTTAAATTCGCACAGTGAGCCAAATTTTAAAATGACTCCGTGGGTATATGGCGAGATTCCGGTTGTTGAATATGCAAACGAAAGAAATATTCAGGGAAGAAGTTTTGCTTGCTTTGAAAGCGTTATCTCCATACTTGATGAGTTAAATGTAGTAAATTCAGACAGGGCAAACGATATAGCACAGTTTGTTCAGTCTTTGTTATGGTTCCATAACTGCGATATTGACGATGAGGGAAAACAGAAACTTGTTGATGGAAACGGACTGATTGTTACAAAATCAACAGGAGATGGAAGAGACGCGAAAATCACATATCTGACACAGACTTTGAATCAGTCGGAAATCCAGTCATATGTTGATTATCTGAAAGAAGAAAGCCAGGAAATCAGCGGCGTACCTATGTTTGGCATTTCAACAGGTGGTTCAACTGGAAGTGCCACAAGTATGAGTAACGGATATTCCGAGGCTGATACAAGGGCGCAGACAAGTGAGCAAGAATTTGACCAGTCGGAAATGAGGTCTATAAAGGTAATGCTTGCGATTGCGAGACACGATAAGGACAAGGACGATGCTGATATCGGAAGTCTTAGAGCGTCAGATGTTGGTATTAAGCATTCACGGAATAAGACATATGACCTTGCGACAAAGGTAAATGCGTGGGCTACAATGGTTGACCGTGGAGCGGATTTACTTCATGCCACTACAATAGCCGGATTTGCCACAGACCCACAGCAATTTACGGTTGACAGTAAAGAGATGGTGGAGAAGATTCGCGGAGATAAAACAACGCCTGCAACAAATGAGCAGCAGACAAGCCCTGATTCTTCCAAAATCATGCAGGACGCAAGCGATCAGCCGCAGCGCAGTCCTTATGGAGAGATAAATTGATATGCCAGAATCAATCGACCAGTTAAATGTACTTCACTTCCGGCAGTATTTTAACAGCATGGACATAACAAAAGAGCAGAAAGAAGAGAGAATAAAACTTGCGGAAGAGATAGAGGAAGATATTTTCTTTTTGTTTGATTTGATAGCCATATCTGACATAGAAAATGATTTTGAAACAATCATACAGAACTTTAAGCAGAGATACAAAAGAACAATATCAAATGTTGGAGTTTCTGAAGATTGGATTGAGAAATATATACCGTTATTTGCTAAAAACACATTAGAGACAACAAAAAACCGCATTGATGATGAATATTATTTATCCAATGACAGGGCGGTATTGATTGCAGAGAATGAGGCAACAGAAGTATATAACGCAAGTGATTATTTTAAGGCAATCAAACAAGGCAAGACGCGGAAACGTTGGCTTGATTTAAAAGACAACAGAGAACGCAAAAGCCATTTACTGGTTGGAGGCACAACAATTCCAATCAGGGAATATTTCAAAGTCGGAAGTAGCTATATGCTATATCCGCATGACACTGTCAATGGCGATATATCGCAGACAGCAAATTGCAGATGTTCAATTTTATATCTTTAAGTTAATCAGACGTTGGAGAAATCCAGCGTCTTTTTATATGCGCTAGAGACAGCGCAATACAAATTTCGCAAACGTCAGAGAAAGACGGTAACGAGCAAATTTCAAGAAAAGAAAAGAAAACAGAAAGAAGAGGTAAACATTATGGATTGGAAAACTTTACTTGGCAGTTCCTATGTGGACGGCATGACAGAAGATGAGGCAATGGCAAAGTTCCATGAACTTTACATGACGCGGGCAGACCACGAAAAGGAAAGCAACGTTTTACAGAACAAGGTAGATACGCTTTCTTCACAGGTTGCTGAGAACAAGCGTAAAGAGCGTGAGCGTATGTCAGAAGAGGAACGGCAGAAAGCAGATCAGCAGTCACAGTGGGATTCTTTGATTGCGGAAAACAATGAGTTGAAGAAGAAAGACCAGATTAGGGATATCGCAGACCAGTACAAAGAGAGAGGGTTTGACAAAGATTTTGCTATCGAGACAGCAACAGCACTTCTCAATGGTGACAGCGCAACTGTCTTGTCAAATGAGAAGATTTTTTCCGACAAGCAGGCGGCAGCACTCCGTTCATCTTGGGAAAAAGAATACAACATGAACCCTCCGGCTGGAAACGGAACAGGTAAAGTTGACCTTTCTGCACAGATAGCAGAGGCACAGGCAAATGGAGATATGGTTGCTATGGCATCACTTATTCGTCAGCAGAACGAGGCGAACAGCTAACTATAAACAATACAAACAACAGAAAGAAAGAGGTAATGAGAAATGGCAGAACAGTATGCAACAAGTGGTTCAGTCTTGAACTACAGCGGTATGCTCTTCAATAAGGGCAACGTAAAGACACCGTTTTCCACACTTATCGGGGCAAAGAGAAAGTACACGAACAGCACAGAATTTGTGACCGGGCAGGAATATGAGACAGCAACAGGCACACAGCCGGAGATTTCCGAGAGCCAGTCTTTGACAGCACCGGACGCAAGTGTAGTTACAAGGGAGCAGAAAACCAATGTAACGCAGATTTATCAGGAATCTGTAGGTATTTCCTACGGCAAGATGTCAAACATGGGTTCCTTAAGCGGTATCAATATCGCAGGTCAGACTGCTAATCCTATCAACGAAGAGGATTTCCAGGTGGCAGCAAAGATGGCGAAAATTGCGCAGGATATTGAGTACACCTTTATCAACGGTGAGTTTCAGAAATCCACAGGTGACGCAGTAGCCAATAAGTCAAGAGGTCTTTTGAACGCAATTACATCTAACATTATTGCGGCAGATGGCAAGAAACTGACATTCCTGCTTGTGTGCGAACTTATGAAACTGATTGATGATTCCAACGGCGCGATTGACAGCCTTGTACTTGGCGTGGACAGCACCAGCAGATTACAGCTTAACGCAGATGCGGCAGTAAACGGTTTAACCATTGTGGAAAGTGGCAGAACAATCAACGGCATTAACATTGATACGGTGCTTACTCCACTTGGAGCAATCGGTATTCGTACACTGAAATATCTTCCGGCAGGAACAGTAACGGCATTTGACCCGACCGTTATGGCACCTGTTGAGCAGATGGTTCCGGGCAAGGGCAATTTCTTCATTGAGGAACTTGCAAAAACAGGCGCAGGAACAAAGAAACAGATTTTTGGTCAGATGGGCTTAGACCACGGTCCGGAATGGTACGCAGGAAAAATCACAGGTCTTTCCACGGAAATTCCTACAGACATTGTTCGTAAGGTACAGATGGTAGGAACAGGCGCGTAAGGGAGTGATTGAATGAGTTACAAAGTAATTTCATTTTTTACAGATTTGCAGGACTTAGGTTATCCGTACAATCCGGGGGATAAATTCCCCCGGGACGGCATGACAGTAAGCAATGAGAGAATTGCGGAGCTTGCAAGCAAAAACAATAAGCAAGGGAAACCGCTAATCAAGCCGGATAACGGAAAGGACGATTTCTCCAAGTACATGAATCCGCCAGTTGAGGAAACCGCAGACACGGATAAAACCTATACAAAGACAGATATCAACCGTTTAAGCACGGCGGAACTGAAAGAACTTGCGACAAAGGAGAATCTTTCAGACGTGGAGAGCAAGAGCGGCGGTGAACTGAAAAAGGAACTGATTGAACATTTCAATCTGTAAGAGCAAGGAAGTGAGAGTATGGAAGAAACAAACAGCATTGATACCGGAATGACATTGACGCTGGAGCAGGAAATATTTGCAGACTTGCAGGCTGAATTGTCATTGACGGATAAAAATTTCAATGAGGTTCTTCTGCTCTCCAAAATCCATAATGCTTTGCGGGAAGTGAAACGAGCGAGAAGTTATCCGGAGAGTTACACGGACGAGATGATAAATGCGGATATGTATGAGTATTATTCAAATGTCCGCAATTTGGCACTCTACGATTACAACACCATCGGTGCAGATTTTGAGAGTAGCCACAACGAGAACTCTATTTCGCGGAGTTACACGGACAGGAACAAGTTATTTTGCGGCGTTGTGCCGTTTGCAAAGATTTAAGCAGTTGTGCGCGGCGTTCTGTTTGTGGAAACACGGCAGGACGCTGTAAGGGTATTCCATATTAGGTGGTGGTTGGGCAATGGAATTTTTTGCAGTAAAGGGGAGTTGGTTATGCAGGTAGAATTAGCTTTGTTGATTTCCATTGTTTCAGTGGCATTTTCTATTTTCTTCGGAATGAAGAACAATAAACGTTCTGACACGAAAGAGATTGAGGAAAGAGTCAAAACAGACACGATCATCAACACGAAACTAGACAATATTGTTTCCACAATGCAGGACGTGAAGAATGAGATAGCGTCCATGAGGAATGATATTCAATCCCACAATGACAGACTGATAAAGGTCGAGGAAAGCGTGAAACAGGCACACAAGCGGCTTGATGAAATAACTATTCGCTTGGACGGAAAGGACGATTAAGTTTTGCGGACGATAAGGATAAATCAGCAAAAATTATATTATTCTTTGCAGAGTGGTGAGGTTGACGTTTACGAGCGTGATTCTGACGGCAATATCAGAACTATCACGGTAGACGGTGAACAGGTTCCGGTGCCTACTGGAGAGAAAGAGATATTGTACACAAAGCCTGTTGAGTTTAGTTCTGGAGTTGCTATGGGCGGCGGAGACGCAGAGGCGAAGGGATATGGATTGTCGGTTACCGATTACAACGCAACATGTGTATGCCCTAAAAACGCTTATCCGATTGCGGAGGGCGCACTTATATGGGATAAGTCTGAAATAGTCTATAAGGACGCAGAAAAAACAATACCAGAGCCAACGAGCGCAGACTACATGGTAATAAAACCACTTGATAGCAAAAATTTTACGCAGTATGTGCTGAAAGCGTTGGTGAAGTAGGTGCGACATGGAGAACAGAACAGTAAATATTCTTGGAACTGAATATGAAATTAAAACTCAATCTGAAAATGATAACCCTAAATTAAAAGAATGCAATGGGTTATGTGAGCAGTATTCAAAAGAAATTGTAATAAATGATTTTGCAGACGCGAGAAATGATGTTATGTGTGTGGAAAAATTTGAGGAGTATGAGAAAAAAGTCTTAAGACATGAGATTTTTCATGCGTTTTTTGGAGAAAGCGGATTGAGAAGTCAAAGTGACTATGCAGAGAATGAGGAATTGATTGATTGGCTTTCAATTCAATCTCCAAAGATTTTCAAAGTGTTCCAAGAGTTAGAAATTTTGTAGGAGGGCTAAAATGGCAAAATATCCTAAAATGGAATTTAAGTGTGAAAATTGCGGAAAATTACAGCCTAAAAATGAACAAGAATCAAACAAGAACTGGAATGTGTATGACCGCAATCAAAAATGCGAATGCGGTGGCAAATACATTATGTATATTGATGGGGAAAAAGTTGGTTCATAATGGGTAAAATTCTTACGTGTAACATTCTCGATTCTGATTCAATCAAGCAACTGCGGAAAGAGATTGATAATTACAAAAGAGATTTGGCGGACAAGTGTGAAAAACTGGTCAAGGAACTTGCTGAAAGCGGCATACAGACAGCGCAACAGAACGTTGGAGGGTTTGGTAAATACATCACATTTTCGATGGAAATTGAGCCTATTAAGAGCGGTTGCAGTGCCATTCTGTATGCGACAGAGACAGGTCACATTGTCAGTCAGTGGCAAACAAAAGACGGCGTGAAATCGGCTGATGTGTCACCGCTGCTTATGGTGGAATTTGGCAGCGGTATGAAAGCCGAGGTGCCGGAGGAAATGGGCGTTGAGGGTGTAGGGCGCGGTACGTTCCCTGGTCAGACGCACGCATTTGACCCTAACGGTTGGTATTGGCAGGATTTGGACGGTGTATGGCATCATTCATACGGCATAGAGCCGAAACAGCCAGTATACAAAGCATACACACAGATGGAGTCGGAGATTATCAAAACGGCTGAAAAGATATTCGGGTAGGTGAGGTCATGGCATGGTACGGCAGAACTTTAAAAAGTAACATATACGCTTTTGTCAATAAGAAGGTCTTGGAGAAGTTTTCAGACACTTATCCGTCAATTAACTGCGGAACGGAATATCTTAGGAAAACAACGCCAGCGTTTCCATATGTGAGGTTTTATAAGTCAGACGATAGGCAGATGGGGCAGACATTTGACGGCGGCGTAAGTGCAGTAGACCAAACTTATACAATAGATGTGTTCAGCAACGACCATGAAAGCACTTGTGAGACGATAGCTGAATACATCGCAGAGATTTTGAGTGGTAACATGAGGATTATCCAAAATCCCATACCGACATATTCAGATGTATCGGAATACAGATACACGCTAAAGGTGGCATGGGTGATTGGGGCAAGTAATGTTGTCACATGGTAACTAAAGGAAAGAGGGTTTATCCCTCTTATTTTTATGCGCAATTTTAGAAAGAGAGGTAAACAGAAATGGCAGAAGTAGGATTATCTACACTTGGCATTACGCTGTGGGCGGCAGTCAGCGAGAACGGCGAGAAAATCACCGATGCAGACAGCTACACACAGTTGACACGTATCAATCAGATTGGCGAGATTACGGTTGAGCCGGAGGCTATTGATGCGTCAGCACTTGAAGATTACGAGACAAAGAACATTGCCGGCAGAAGTACCGTAACTGATTCTTACGCGATCACGGTCAATGACACAGACGAGACCATGACAGAGTGGGAGGCATTACTTGGCAAGAAGGTATGTTTCCTTACAAAAGTACCGGGAAAGACAAAGCAGAACTTTGTTATCGCGGAAGTTCCCACTAAGATTCCGGCAAGTTCACTTGACCAGAACGGTCTTTTGACATTCGTTATGAACTGCACCACGAATAACTTCATCGGTTGGGACACGGCAGTTGACGTGGGAAAAGCGTGAGCCACTCGGTTGAAAGTACGGCTGTGACGAGCGGCGATGATGATACAGCCACAAAGAAATCAGACGCAAAGTCTGATGAGGAAGATTTAACATGATAGGTTTGGGGCGGCTTTCGGGCTGCCCCTTTCCCCTATACATCGAGAAAGGGAAAGGTGATACAAAATGAACAGATTCACGGTGAATGGAACAGTATACACGGCAAAGCCTTTTGACTTCAACATGATTGCTGATTTGGAGGACTGCGGTGTCTCTATGGAGAAGATGCAGGACAAGCCTATGAGCATGGTTAGAGCATATTTCAGCCTGTGTTCCAACAAGTCAAGGGAAAAAGCAGGAAAAGAGATTGAGGAACACATCATCGGCGGCGGCAAGTTTGATGAAATCATTCAGGCGATGTCGAAAGAGATGGAAGAGTCCGGTTTTTTTCTCGCTCTCTCCAAGAACAAGACGGAGGAAGATACGGCAGAGCCGGAGAAGAAGGGCAGGAAAACAAAGGAAGAGTAACCTACACATCTGCAAAAGACATGTTTGAAAAAGAATGGTTTAAAAACGCATACAAGCTGGGGATTTCTTGGGAAGATTTTTGGCACATGAATCCGAGAATCATACAGGCGATTGCGGACGGATATGCCGAGAAGAAAAAAGACGATATGCAGATTGAGAACTGTGTCGCGTATCTGCAAGGGCGGTATTTCATGGACGCGCTCATGGCAACAGTAGGAAATATGTTCAAGAGGCGCGGTCAGAAACCGTATCAATATCCCGAATCCCCATATGATTTAGACGAACAAAAGAGTAATGGCGAACTTACAGAAGAAGAAATTGAGAAACAACGGGAGAGATTTGCGGCGAAGTTAACACGCATGGAGGCGAACTTCAAAGCAGGTCAAAAGCAAGGGTGATAGCGTGTCACAGCCTGTCACCTATTTCATTAGCGGAAATACCAAAATCTACAAGCCGAAAAGCGCAGAGGTGACGCGGAGTAGACTTACTTGGTATTTCTGCTATTTTTCTATACACGGAATGTGAGGTGTGTTTGATATGCCGGATTTAAGTATCAAGATTAAAGCAGAGGCAGATGACGCTGAAAAGGCGTTAAATGACCTTTCGAGAAAACTCAAAGTTGTATCAGACGCACTTCAAAATGCTTTCGGGGCAGAGGGCTTAAAAGAGATATCTGCGGCATCACAGCAGGCATCTGAAAGCATGAAAGATGTATCTGCGCAGGCGAAATCTGCGTCTAGTTCTATCGGTAAATCTATGGAGCAGGCAAAAGCCCCGATTGAGAAAGTCAAAAAGAGTGCCGAGGAATTGTCAAAGATTTTCTCGGAAAAATACAAGGATTTAGGCAAGGATTTTCAGTTTCACGGAACGTCTGACGCAGCGCAGAAACAGATTGAGAAGTATTCTAATGCACTAGAAAATGCCAAACTCAAAAAGCAGGCGTTAGAGACTGGCGGTAAGGTTGATAGTCAAGCGTATGAAGATGCTATTAGAGATATTCAGAAATACTCTAATATGATTGAGGCGGTGCAATCACAGGTATCAAAGACGAAAGAATTTGTGCCACAGTGGAGCAGTCAAGAAGAATTTGACGTTTGGTACGCAAATTTGCATAAGGTTGAAGAAGAAATTCCAGCAGTCGAAGAAAGTTTTGAGCAAGTAAAAGTGCCTATTCAAGAGATAGACATGACTCTTGCTAATTTTTCACAGACGGCAACACAGGCATTCACAGAACCAACAGCAGAATCAAGTAGATTTTCTGATTCACTTGGAAAATTGAAAGAAGTCGGATATAGCATACAAGAACGTTTTTTAGAGTTAAAAGGAAGATTAGAAAATACATTTGTACAAAGCGGTCTGAAATCCTACACACAGGAATATGTAGAATTACAGAATCAGATTACAAAGACGGAAAAGACACTTGCTACATTGAACGCACAGTTAGCACGTGGACGAGCGACCAACGCAAAGTTTGAAAGTACCACTACATACCGCAAAATGCAGTATGACATTGAGCAGACTACTCAAAAGCTTAAGGATTTATACAATGAGCAGGACAAACTGGAATTGTCCGGCGGTGCTACACAGTGGAATATTGGCGGTTCGGACGCTGTTAAGTCACTGGAAAGCAATCTTAGGTCTTTGCAATCTACTCTTTCAAAAGTCGGTAGTAAGATAGCTGCATTTGGGAAAAAGATACTGTCAATCGTTTCTCCGGCTAGACTTGCGCGGAAAGCGTTAAGCGGTTTGTCCGGCACAAGCGAGAGTCTTACTAAGAGCCTTTTCAAGACCACAAAGATGCTCAAATTGATGGTTGTCCGCATGGCATTGAGAGGCATTATTGACGGCGTTAAGACAGGCTTTCAGAACCTTGCGCAGTACAGTGACAGCGTGAACGCAAGTATGTCACTTTTGATGAACTCTCTGAACCAGTTGAAAAACTCATTTGCGGCGGCTGTATCACCGTTGCTGAATGCTTTTGCCCCTGCACTGAATTACATTATCCAGTTGTGCATAAAGGCGGCAAATGCTGTAAACCAGTTGTTGTCTGCGCTGACTGGAAAAACCACATGGACAAGAGCAAAGGAACTTACAGACGATTACAGAGACAGTATCGCAAGTGCAGCAAAAACGGCAAAGGGAGCATTACAGCCTTTTGATGCACTGAACAATCTCACCACGCAGGATTCTTCCGGCACAAGCGCGGCAGATATGTTCGAGGAAGTTCCGATTGACAGCAAGTGGCTTGATATTGCTGATAAAATAAAAGATATTCTTTCTGATTTATTCGCGCCTCTTAAAAAGGCATGGAACAAAGTAGGAAAGTATGTCATGGATTCCTGGAAATATGCCCTTAAAGAAGTATGGGATTTAATAAAATCTATCGGAAAAGATTTTCTGACTGTTTGGAATCAAGACGCAACAGTGAAAATGTTTGAAGAAATCCTACATATCATAGGAGATATAGGGCAGATTGTTGGAAATCTTGCACACAATTTCAGACTTGCATGGGAAGAAAACAAAACAGGGCTGCATATCTTGGAGAATATTCGAGATATCATAGCTGTTGTAATTCATAATATCCATGAGGCGGTAGAGGCTACGGTTGAGTGGTCGAAAAATATTGATTTTAGTCCATTACTTACAAAGATAGAAGAATGGACACGCTCACTCATTCCAGTATTTGATGCTTTAAGCGGAGTTATAACGGATTTTTATACAGAAGTATTACTTCCGTTAGGAAAGTGGGTATTAGAAAAAGGCCTGCCGGATTTATTGCAAGTATTCATTGACTTCAACGAAAAGGTTGACTGGTCTGCACTTAGAGAAAGTTTGTCAGAGTTTTGGCAACACCTAGAGCCTTTTGCAGAAACAGTCGGAGAGGGTCTTATCATATTTATTGATAGAGTTTCAGATGCACTTGCTGATTTTGTAAATAGTGAGGCATTTGACAACTTTTTAAAAGCTATTGAAGATTGGATGGATAGCGTTGATGCAGAAGATGTTGCTAATGCCTTAGAACTTATAGTAGGAGCACTGATTGGATTAAAAGTAGCATTACTTGGTTATAGTGCTATAAGTGCTGTAACTGGTGTATTGACTACTATAAAAGCATTTTTGTCATTTTTTGGTGCTAGTGGTGGAGCGGCGGCATCGGCAGGAGGTATGGAAACTACGGCGGCATCTTGCAGTTTGCTTTCAACTGCGATCACTGGTCTAATTGCTGCGGCGGCAGGATATGTCGAATTGGAATTTTTGAAAGATAAGATTTACGATTTGGCAGACGCATTGAATTACAATTCAACGCAAACAGAACTTATGTCAGATAGATATGAGGGACTTTCGGGAGATTTTCAAGCATTTAAAGACCTCATAACAAGTGCTAAAAACGGATTGGAGGGATATGGATTTGCCGCTGATACTGTGACAGGACAGGGCGTTGCACTTGAAAAGGCAATGTCAAACATCTCAGACGGCGCGATATACACAGATGAACAGTTTGAGCAGCTTAGAGAACGATTTAGCCTAACCAATGATGATATGGAAATGTTGCGTCAGACAACACTTGACACTAATCCGCTATTGGGCGAAATGGCAGATACGTTTGGACTGTATGACGCTACACCGCAGACATTGAGAGATATTGCTAATGGATTTTCAGAAATTGAAACCAACGGTAAATTATCAAAAGATGTTTTGGCAGGCATGACAGATGAGGCGCAGCAGTTTTTTAGTCAAGCTACAATTGATGGCATGGATTCATATATCCAAAAGCTGAAAGACATAGATACAGAGGCAGAGAACACCAATCAAGGGTTGGAGATTATGAGCGATAATATCGCTTATGGCATTACAAAGGGTATGGAGAATGCTGATACGGACGGCGCATCAGAGGGATTCTTCACAAGGTTATGCAATTCAATCAGTAGTGTTTTTGATATGCACTCGCCTTCAAAAAATATGATGCCATATGGACAAAACATCTTACTTGGTGTACTAGAAGGATTTAAGGAGAAGTTCTCTGAAATTGGAAATTTGGTACAGTCATTTGCAAGCAATATGACATCAAAGTTTACATCTATTGTGAGCAATTTCAAGACCATAGGAACAAACCTTATGTCCGGTCTGTTAAGCGGTATCAGTTCGGGCGCACAAACGGTATTAAATACAGTAAGCAATATTGCAAGCAACATTACGAATAAGTTCAAATCCGTTTTGCAGATACACAGTCCTTCAAAAGTGTTTGAGTCTCTTGGAGATTACACAATGGAGGGATATAAAATAGGTTTGGAGGGTCTTTACGGTGACGTTGAGAACTCTTTACAACAGTTTAGCCTTGACATTCAGAAACCGCAAATGCAGCTTGCAAACACCATGTATAGCACTTATGATGTTGCACTGGCAGGAGTGCCGAATTATAGTTCTAATTCTTACGTTGATAATTCTTACGTGAACGACAGCGCAGAAACAAATAATCTGCTGAAACAGTTGATTTCTGCTGTGCAGGACGGAAAAGTAATTGAGATGGACGGCACACAGTTAGGAAAGACTCTTTCCAAACAGGACGGAGAGTATTACAAACGGACTGGGCGTGGAATGTTTCAACATTAGAATATTTCGCTCCAATATATTATGATTTTTGACAATTCCCCCATGTAAGTAGTATAATTGTAAGAAAACTTACTTTCATGGGGGAAAATGTTATGTCAATGATTAAATGTCCGGAATGTGGTAAAGAAATAAGTGATTTGGCTAATGCGTGTCCTAACTGCGGTTGCCCTATAATGTCGAGCAGCTTTCAAGCCACAAACACGCAGGAAATAAAGCCTTATATTCCAGAAGAACCGAAAATGTCAATTCTAGGAATTGTGGCGTTGGTATTTTCGTTTCTTGGGAAGTTTGCAATTATAGGTCTTGTTTTGGCGATTATAGACCTTAGAAAAGATGATGATACAAAGAAAACGTGTTCCAAAATTGCGATAGGTGTGTCGATCGTGATGCTTTTATTGGTGCTGCTAATAAAGATAGGAAGTAGCGTTGATAGCACAACCAGTACCACGCAGACAAGCACCTCACAGCAAGTCATAAGTGAGCAAGATACAACGGCAGAAAGAAACAATGTGCCGGAGAGCAAGATAGAAGAAAGCACAGTTGATGAAACAACATATACAGCGGTTGAGGAAACGGAGGAAGAAGAAACAGAGGAAGTCAGTCAAAGTACAACAGGAAAAGATGTTGTATACGTTGGAGATTCATTTGAACATAACGGTTTAAAAGTCACTATTAACAGTGCGGATTTGGACTTTACAGACTATGATGATACATATGGTTGGCACACGCCTAACAGCGGTGACAAGTACATTATGGTATCAGTTACATTTGAGAATAATTCTGATTCTGACAAATATGTCAGTCTATATGATTTTGATTGTTACGCAGATAACGCCACTTGCGACCAAACATACGGGCTTGACGATAACGACTTTATGAACACGAACTTGTCAAGCGGCAGGAACGTCAGCTTTAAGGTTTATTTTGAAGTTCCTAAAGACGCACAGAGCATAGAATTAGAGTATGAGACTAATTCATGGAGCGATGAAAGAGTAGTCATAGTATTGCAATAATTTTACCTTACAAAAGAAAAGGGGCTAAATTATGGAATTTCTATTTGATTTATTCTTACTCGGAATGCTTATTTATGCGGTTGAATGGATTTTCAATGCTGTAAAAGCCGTTTTGCCTTATGCTGTTTTGATTTTTGTTGTGTATCTTCTATATAAAGTAGTATTATCTATTCCAAATTCCGCTAGGAGAAGAAAACATTTTGCGAATAAAAAAGAGAATGTATCAAAACCACATACGCAACGTGGCACATATACAGAAAATGCCGTGTCTGCATATTTAGAGTGTGTTGAAAATACCACTCCAAATGCTATTGATGAAGATATAGAAGAACATAACATAAATATTTCGGAAGATAATCCGGTGCCGGAACCTCAAATTGAAAATGAGGCGAAGTGTGATTCTCCGGTAGAAGAAAAAGACGTAAATGAAAAAATAGAAAGCAACGAAACACAAGAAGAAACAAAAGAGGAAATCCATGAAGAAAACATAGGCGAAAAAGAAGAACACAAAGAGGAAAACCAAAAAGAACGTGAAGTTAAAAAAGAATACAAATTCCCACCAGTCAGTTTGTTGGCAAAGGGAAAGTGCAGAGTCGGAGGAACAACAGAAAAGGAACTACGCGAGACGGCGGCACTTTTACAACAGACTTTAGAAAATTTTGGAGTAAGAGTCACTATAACAGATATCGACCAAGGTTCATCTTTTACAAGATATGAGATGCAACCGCAACAGGGCGTTAGGGTCAGTAAGATTGTTGGACTTGCAAATGATATTAAGTTGAATCTTGCAGCTACGGACATTCGTATTGAGGCTCCTATTCCGGGAAAAGCGGCAGTTGGAATTGATATTCCAAACAAAGAGAATGCGGTGGTTTGTTTCCGCGATTTAGTAGAGTCAAAAGAATTTAAAGAGTTTCCATCCAATCTTGCGTTTGCCGTTGGTAAAGATGTCAGCGGTCAGATTGTATTGACTGACATTTCCAAAATGCCACATCTTCTGATTGCGGGAGAGACAGGCTCCGGAAAATCTGTTTGCATTGATACAATTATTATGAGCATTTTGTACAAAGCGCATCCGGATAATGTGAAAATGATTCTGATAGACCCTAAAATTGTCAACTTGAATATTTACAATGGGATTCCGCATCTCTTGATTCCGGTTGTGACAGACCCTAAGAAGGCTGTTTCTGCATTGCACTGGGGTGTGGCGGAGATGACTGACCGTTACAAGAAGTTTGGATATTTCTACGTGCGAGACTTAAAAGGATATAACAAAAAAGTGGAGAGCATGAGGGAAACAGGCGACCCAGAAACACAAAGGAAATTGCCGGAGATTTTGATAATTGTAAATGAGTTGACTGATTTAATGCTCACTTATCCGGCAGAAATCGAAGAAAATATTTGCAAATTGGCACAAATGGGAAGGTCGGCAGGAATACATTTGATTGTTTCCACACGGTCAACTAATTCCAATATTCTTACGAATAATATCAAACGTGACATTCCGAGCAAAATGGTTTTCAAACTGCCAACAGCTAGAGATTCGAGAAATGTTATAGGTGAATATGGAGCAGAACATCTTTTCGGGAAAGGCGATTTAATGCTTTATCCGTGGCTCTATCCGAAACCAATTCGTGCGCAGGGTGCGTTTATTTCTGAAAGAGAAGTGGCAGACGTTGTTGATTTTTTGATAAATCAATCAATAGGAAATGTTTACAGCGATGATGTAGAGGAACAGATTAAAAAAATGGATATCGGCTCCGGAGGAAATTTTGATTCGGAATTTGACCCATTGTTTGTAGACGCAGGAAGATATGTAATAGAGCGTGATAAAGCCTACATAGGAATGTTACAGAGAGTTTTCAAGATAGGCTTTAACAGGGCAGCACGCATTTTAGACCAGCTTTGTGATTTTGGTGTTGTTGGAGAAGAAGAAGGAACAAAGCCGCGAAAGATACTTATGACGGCAGAAGAATTTGAACAGTTAGTTGAAGAATGGATAAAATAAGAGAGTGTTTCGGCACTCTCTTTTCATATATGAGGACATATAGGCATCTACCAATGGTAGGTGTCTTTTTTGTGCGCAAAAACAGGGAGAAAGCATAGATGGAAAATGTTTTCAGGTTTGGGAATGCAGATTTTACATATTTGATACGTGCGGAGAGTTATGACATAACGCCAAATGCAAGGCAGGATTTGGACAGCTACCGAGATGCGGACGGCGTGTTGCAAAGGACGGCACTTAGTCACACGGCAACTACGGTTGAATTTGATGTGAAGATGTTGAGAGAACCGCAGATGCGGAAACTCATGGACGCTATTACTGGCAGTTATATCAATTACAACGAGAGAGACGCACAGTGTACCTACTATGACCCGGAAACAGGGAAATTAAAGACAGGGCATTTCTACATTGACTCAAACTTGAAATTCGGGCTTTATTCCGTGGTTGACGGCGTTAAGTTTTACAAGGAAACACATTTCAAATTTGTTGAATACTAGGACTAGGGGCGGGAGATATGCAAGTTTCAGATACAGTCAAAAGTGAATACAAGCTAAACAGTGTGCATAAGAACCTTGTGCTGTATTTCCCCGATTTGGATTTGACGGTGCCGCACAAGCAGATTTATCAAGAGTCCATGAAACTGAAAGAGTCCATTTTGGAGAATAACTCTATTGAGTTTGTTGGCTGTATCGCATCGTCATTTTCGGTCAAGGTCAGTGCGGTATTTGAGGAATTAAAAAATCAGCGGTTGGAAGTGCAGATATACACGGACGATACCGCAGACGAACCTATCACGCTGTTTAACGGAATTGTGGACAGCGCGGTAAAGCAGAGTAATAAACGTATCAAGCAGATAACAGCCTATGATGAACTGTACACCAAGGGGAGCGTGGAGGTTGCGTCATGGTATAAATCCTTGTCGTTTCCGATTACTCTTCGGGATTTCCGAGACAGCCTGTTTCGGTATATCGGGCTGACACAGGTAGAGACAGACCTTCCGAATGATGATTTGGAAATCAGTCGGCAGTATGACCCAAACACTTTGCAGTCCTTGAACGTGATAAAGGCTATCTGTCAGATAAACGGTGCATTTGGAATTATCAACCGTGACGGAGAGTTTGAATATAGGATTTTGTCGCAGAATATCGCATCAGGAGGTGCTTATCTGCCCTTGTTTCTTCCGTTTCATCTTGGCGTCAACAAGGCGGCAGGCGGAGAGATACAAGCCGAGGCGTTTGGATTTTATAAGTCCGTTGACTATGAGGAATTTATTGTCAAGCCAGTGGACAAGCTGACCATACGGCAGAGCGAGGACGATGAGGGAGTCACCTATGGTGACGGTACGAACAACTACATCATTCAAGGAAACATGTTCACATATGGACTGTCCAACAGTGTTTTATTGGAAGTGGCAGAAAATATCTACGAGAACGTGAAAGGTTTTTCTTATCATCCGTTCACATCGCAAAACAACGGCTTGCCGTTCCTGGAATGCGGCGTAGACGCTGTATCGTACACCATGATTGATTACGAATCCACCTACAAGGCGCAGGAGGAAGACCCGAACGCGGATATCGTGTACACACAGGAGCCGTTCTATATCTTGAGTCGGGAACTGACAGGCATACAAGCGTTGAATGACTCCTACACAGCCAATGGAGAAGAATACCAGACGGAGTTTATTACGGACTTACAGACGCAGATTGACACCATAAAGAAAAACACCAGTCAGGATGCGCAGAAAATCGTCTCCGATTATGCGTACAGTAAAGATGAGATAGATGATATGTTTGCTGATTTTGATGGCAGTGGAACAGGGAGTGGAGTGAATTTTGTTTCTGTTACAGAAGTTCCAACAACATTTGATGAAAACACAGTATATGCAGTACAAGGATTGATAGTGATTGAATAATGGGCAGACAGACAGCAAGACTTATGTATAAAGGGGAAGACCACAAAAATCTGTATTTCCCTGCAAAACTTGAAGAACATAACAATGACGTTCTTATGATGCACCATGAATTATATAAGGGTTCGAAACTTATATGGAAAAAATTGCCGCCTAACTTCATGTTGATTGGAAAAACAGGAGATAGTAATGCGCAGTATGTTTATGAGTCCGTTACTGGAGATAAGTTTGATAACTTGGGCTATATTCACGGAAATTTTGGAGCATGTCATTTATATAAAGTAGGAAATACACTTTTTTCTGATGGCAATAACAAAATATTGTACTCTGAAAACTGGTTCTCATGGAAAGTCTTAGATTCCAATTTATACAATGGGGAAGGAATAGTGAGCATTGGAACCCACAATGAGAAACTGCTTATATATACAAAAAAACATATTTTTTTATATGATTTAAACAGTAATACTTCAAACATAATACATACATTTGATGTGGAAAGTTATTTGACAAATGCACTCAATATATGTCATTGCGTGGAAAAAAACGGTACGACTGTAGTAGTTCATGCGTATCGGTCAGATGGGCAAAAAATACAGCTTATAACAATTCAAGACTCCAAAGTTGTTAAAACGACTGGTGGAAATGATAATGGAAATTCAGCTTATTCACTTGCAGCAAATGAAAATTATTTCATTTTTTGCGGAAGTGTTTATTTGTTGAACAGTTCTAGCGATTATGACACAGCATCTTATGTATATATTTCTAGCGATGGAATTACATGGAAAAAAAAGGGAACGAACAACTATCTTGTGGCACACATGTCGAATAAACTTATTTTTTTTAAAAAGAAATTTTACAGCATAGATCACAGGAAAGCTAAATTCGTGGTTTCCATAAGCGAAGATGGTTCAAATATAGAACTGATAGATTGCAATATAGACCTTACAGATGATTCAAGTTCTGTAACAAGAAATTTTTGCATAGCTACAGATGATTATATTTACTACGCAAAATATGATAATGATACCGACAAATGGAGCCTAATTAGATTCGATAATTTCCAGTCTGATTCTTATGAGACTTTGATTGATGATGCCCAAATATCTACTGGGATATATTTCGATTACGACAAAGAAATTGCAAATAACACATAAATGTTCTACCGCACAAATAGTGCAGAAATGAGGAATACATGGCAAAAGACATATACGAAAAAGCAATACAGAAAATATACAGCAAGGAAAATTGGGAAGAATTACCATCCCAAGAAACGCCTGTAACAGCTGAGGCTATGGATATCATAGAGGCTGGGATTTATGCCAACTCAATCAACATCTCAAAACTGGGCGACAGCATGGAGAATGTGTCGGCACGTGTTGACGCGCTGGAAAATGATTCTGAATTTTTATATAGCGTTGAAAATACGACTAATGGCGCGATGGATTCCTATGTTGATGTAGACAGTACAACAATGATTTTATACAAAATCCTTGGAGTTGAATATTTCAATGGGGTGTATTACATTCTTTTCCACGGATTTGAAAAAGAAAACAGTTATATAAAACATTGGTTTATGTGCAAGACAACAGATTTTGATGATTGGAAAACAAATGGAGAGTTTTACTTCCCATCTGATTTGTTGAAAAATTTAAGTGATGATGTTTCAAATTATCATAATTATTATTCCAGTGCAATGTTGCATCAAGCATACGAAACATTGTACATAACGTTGCCAGGAACAAATGGATGTCTTGTGTCATCTAAGGATGGCGTGGCATGGACGCAGGAAAAATATAATGACGGCACATCTGATATTGCGATTGAACAAGCATATGCATTTTCATATGGAAATAATAAGGTGTTCTTTGCAAATGGAGGAGTTGGCGTATCAACTACCGCTCTGTATATCAAAGAAAAGGGTGACTCTGTATTCAGTGTTGTCAGCATAAGCAGATTTGGATTTGCAACGGGAATGTGTTATGACGGAAATACGCTTGTTGTAAGAGTTTCAAACGGTGGTGTATATTATTCTACTGATTTGCAGACGTTCACAAAATCAAATGCTTACTTTAGCAACTGGTATATTGCAAATGGAAATGATATATTTCTTACGGTTTCCAGTGGTAATTGTTACACATCCAATGATGCTGTCACTTGGGATTCTACAGTATTTAATTCAGATGCAAACTATGTCAGCAACATTGTATTTGTAAATGGGATGTTCTATTTTGAGGCGTACATCAGTAATGATGGCTCATATTTGTTCTCCACGAAAGATGGGAAGACATTTAACCAGCTTGTAAAACTGGATGATGTGACAGAAAGCATAGAAAATGCTATTTACTACATTTCTGATGATAAATTTACAGTAAAATATGGTGATGAAGCGAACGGACTTTTACTTGTTGAAAAATTATCAAAATACGTCACACAAGAGGAACTTAACAGAAAAGGTTATCTAACAGAAGAACAAGACCCGACAGTGCCAGATTGGGCGAAACAGGAGAACAAGCCAACATATACCGCGGAAGAAATAGGAGCACTGGGCGAGGACAGCGAAATGTCCTACGCGGATATCAAGAGTATATGGGATGCAACATTTAACTCATAAATAATTTAACCAAACAGAAAGCGAGGATTTTTAATCATGGCAAAGACAGAATATTTAGGAAAATCAGATTTACTCTACATCGTGCAGCTTTTAAGCACAGAGTTTGCAAAGTACGTCAAGGCAGTAGAGGGAAAGGATTTATCCGCAAATGACTTCACGGATGATTTGAAGACAAAACTGGATGGCATTGACCTGTCAAAGTATTCCACAACAGAGGAAATGACACAGGCAATCAATGACGCGCTTGGAGATGTCACAGGGCTTAGTTTTGAAAAGTATGACACTTTTGCAGGACTGCCGGAGACAGGCGTAGGCGGTGTTATCTATCTTGTTCCAAACAGCGGCACAGCACCGAATGTCATGGATGAATATTTCTGGAACGGCGACAGCTATGAACTTTTCGGAACTACGGCGGTTGACCTGTCTGGGTATCTGAAAGAGGATGATGTAGAAGAACTATCCACAGACGAAGTCAAGGCAGTGTGGGACTCTGTATTTACATCATAATTTGAGCGAGGACATGACATGAAGAAATTTTTGGGCAAGGAAAACATAAAAGAAATATTGGATTTAGTGAAAATCGAGTTGGATGGAAAGGCGGATAACTTGGATTATAATTCCTTGTCCGGCGTATTTCAGCTAAAGTCCGGTGATAAAACGCTAGACTCATGTACGATTGAGGGCGGAGGCGGCGGTGGTGTTGGCATTGGAGATGTAATCGGTGCATCCGCGACTGCATCATCTCGTTCCGTTTCGCTCACATGGACAGACCCGGAGGATGTTGTATTATCCGGCGTGACGTTGGCGGCATGGGGAGGAACGCTTCTAGTGAGAAAGGAAGGTTCAGCACCAACAAGCAAGACAGACGGTGACGTTGTAGTTGACAGCAAGGAGCGGAATGCTTACGCATCTACTCCATACACAGATAGTGGACTTGAAAATGGAAAGGTTTACTATTACAGATTCTTTCCGTACACTGACGGCAAGAAATACACAGACGGCACAAGTATATCTGCGGCACCGGAGAGAATTGTATTGCAAACACCAACGCAGGGGAACACTCTTACATATACAGGAGAGGAACAGACACCGACATGGTCCGGCTATGTAGACGGTAGCTGCGATGTGAGCGGTGAAGTATCTGGCATTAACGCCGGCTCTTATTCCGCTATATTTACGCCTACGATTGACTATATGTGGTCAGATGGAACGACAGACGGGATAGAAATCGCCTGGAGCATCAACAAAGCATCCGGCAATGTCACACTGTCAAAAACCTCTGTAACGCTGGACAGCAGTAATGAGTCAGCAACGGTCAATGTTTCGGGAGCCACAGGAACAGTCACGGTTAAATCGTCAAATACGAGCATTGCGACAGTTTCGCCGACCACGTTGGCAAGTGACGGTGTAATTACAATCACAAGCCCAAGTGGTGCGTCAGGAACAGCCACCATTACGGTTTCGGTAGCATCGGATGATAACCATAACTCCACAAGCAAGACAATATCCGTCACAGCATCGTTTGCAGCGGTTTACGGCGTAGAATGGGATGGGACAAGCACAACATCCTGGAGCCGGACAGACGATGCAGAGGGTTTTACCGACCCGAATCCGTATTATAGCGGAATGACGACCACGCCGGGAAGCCCATTTGATGGCATTCAGCCGTGGGCAGGAATGCAGAAAAGTACGAGGACGGGCGGTGTCATGGTGTCTATCCCGAAGTATTACTACAAGCTGACCAAAAGCGGAACAAAGATGAAGTTGCAAATTGTTCCGAAGGAATATTCTGCATATGCGAAATCGGAAGGGTATTTTGTTTCGCCCGCCCACATGGACAGGGGCGATGGAACAGGCGAAAGGGATGTAATATACGTTGGAAGATATCACTGTTCCTCGAATTATAAATCTGAAACTGGTGTTACTCCAAAAGGGAATGTAACGAGAGCGAATTTCAGAACCTATATCCACAATTTGGGTGCAAACATCTGGCAATGGGATTACGCCACCCTTGTAACAATACGAATGCTCTATCTAGTGGAGTTCGCTAACTGGAACTCACAAGAAAAGATAGGGTACGGCTGTTCTCCAAGTGGATCAATTTACTCCACAGGTGCGACAGATTCCATGCCGTATCACACCGGAACAGACAGGACGAGCAGAACTATTTACGGTGCTACACAGTACCGCTACATCGAGGATTTGTGGGGCAATGTGTTTGATTGGTGTGATGGCATCTATTTCAGCGGTGCAAATATATATTACATCATTAACCCGTCAAAATTCTCAGATTCATCCAATGGAACACTGGTAGGCGAAAGACCAACATCATCCGGGTATATATCTGCTTACGACATTATGAGTATAAGTTCGAATTATAAGTTTTGGTACGTATCGGCGGTATCTGGAAGCAAGTCAACATATGTATGCGACTACTGCGACTGCAACGCTTCTGGGGTTGTGTTGCGCGTGGGCGGCTACTACAGCCGGGGCCAGGACTACGGGTTGTTCTACTTGGACGGCGGCAGCGCCGCCTCGGGCTCGTACGGCTTCGTCGGTTCCCGTCTCCTCGAATTGCCATAGAGGGGGTGAATTGCCAACGGCAAGAGGGGGATATCTCATATCCCCACCTAATTAAAAAATTAGATACAGCAAATATTTATGGGGTTTCTGCACCAGTGGCCGATGCTCTTGGCTCTTTGGCGACTACTGCAACTACAACACTTCTGGGGTTGTGTTGCGCGTGGGCGGCTACTACAGCCAGGACCAGGACTACGGGTTGTTCTACTTGAACGGCAACAACGCCGCCTCGAACTCGAACGGCTTCATCGGCTCCCAACCCCTTTTAAAATCGGATTGCACATCCAATTATTTCAGTAATTACGCTTACATCTGAAGCGTTTTTATATAGGTGCAGAAACCGCACACCACACGGTGAAGATAGTGCCGATATGGAACGGCTTAGTACCCCAGAAATGGCGTGGGAAAGGTCGTTAGGTCAAAAGGAGATGGCATATCAATGAAACGTGCTAATCATTTATTTACAAAGATAATTTCAGAAGAAAATCTAAGGAAAGCGATACAGACGGTATGCAATTCGCACAGATGGGTTCATTTTCCCGACAAACCGAATAAGACCGTCATATGGTTGGAAAATACCATGGACGAAAGAGTACATGAATTATACGAATTGTTGGTGAATGGATTTGAGCCGTCCCCTGTCATCAAAAAGAAAAGGTATGACATGAACGCTGAAAAGTGGCGGGAGATATGCGAACCTAAAATGTTTCCCGACCAATGTGTTCATCATGCACTGATACAAGTGTTAGAACCAATATTTATGCGAGGCATGGACAAGTGGTGTTGCGGGAGCATCAAGAAACGCGGCACGATTTACGGCGCTAATGGCATCAAGAAGTGGATGAAACGCGGAAAAGGCATGAAATATTGCATTGAGATGGACATACGCCATTTCTACGATAGTCTGAAACCGGAAATAGTTATGAAACGCATGAAACAGCTTATCAAGGATTTCAGAACCTTGGATTTGATTGAACGTATCATCAAGGACGGGATTATGATAGGCGCATATTGCTCACAGTGGTTTGCAAACACAGTCTTGCAGCCGCTTGACCAGCTTATCAGAGAAAACGGCGCGACACATTATATAAGGTATATGGACAACTTTACTGTTTTCACAAACCGCAAGAGAACAGCAGGCAAAATCATTGCCCTTGTTAGCGCATGGCTCGGAGAACATGAACTGGAGTTGAAAGGGAACTGGCAGAAATTCAGGACATCAAAGAGAATGCCGAATGCGCTCGGATATAGATTTGGCAAAGGGTATACACTCCTGAGAAAGAAAACACTTCTGCGGTTGAAACAACATCTGAAACGGTACTACCGCATGAGAGAATGTGGCAGACTCGTACCAGTGAAATTCGCACAAGGTCTGTTATCAAGGCTTGGTGCGTTGAAACATTGCAACAGCGTACATCTTTATGCAAACTTTGTGAAGAAACATACGCAAAGGCAGCTAAAGAAGATCGTGCGCGACTATTACAAGGAGGCGATTAAAAAATGGATTACATCTTCGGGACAGTGCGGCGTAATGGCGTGAGGATGGAAAACTTGAAAACCGTTGGGGAGGAACATTCAAACCTAACAGGAGGCGTGTCAATCACAAGGAAGTATGCAGACAGTCACATAACGGACAACTTTGACGTTTTGGAAAAATATCGGTCAGAGGAAGGCGCAGACGGCAGATGCTATGACTGGTATGTGATTGACCATCACAGCCGGTATGAGGATAGATTCACGCCGGGCATTGTAGCCACGGAGCAGGAAATCACAGCACAGGATATCGCTATCATGGAGGCAGAGCAGACAATCACAGAACTTGACCTTCGGATTATGGAACTGGAAATGAACGCATAAAGGAGGAAAATGAGAAATGGAACACAACAAAATGTATGAGAAGTTGAAAACGCGGTACGAGAAGAATTACTGCACGAAGGAGCAACTGAAAAGGTATGCTTCTCTTGGTGCGATTACGGCGGAGGAATATGAGGAAATCACAGGTGAGGCGTTGGAAACAGAAACAGGAGAGTAATACATGAAGAAATTACTGTCTAATCGTGGCTTTTCTGATAAACTGTATTATTTCAATTTCCGTATGGTGTGGATTTTTACATGGGCGTGCTTTGCGTTGAATGCGGTTAGCAATTACCTTGGCATCGAGGACTTGTCAGTCATAAACGCAGGCATTCCCGTGGCATTTGCGGAGTTGGGAATACACACAGGGTTTATCATCTGGAAAGCCAAAAACGAGAACATATCAAAATTTGGAAAGAACATAGACGAAAGTGAGGGCGAAGTATGAGCGGTGAATTATTTGTAAAGGTGTGCATGGCACTTATCACGATTATCGGAGCGTTTGTGTCTGCGTATGTCATTCCATATCTGAAATCCAAAATCGGGGAGATTGAACTGGACAAGGTGACTACCTATGTGTCGGTGGCTGTGCGGTGCGCGGAGCAGATTTACACAACAGAACAGTGGCAGGAAAAGAAAGAGTATGTCATGGACTATGTCATGAACATCATCAATTCCAAACTGAAAATCAACCTGTCATATGACGAACTGGACACGATTGTAGAGGGCATTGTCAACGAGATTAAGCATGGGAGTACATCAGAATGAAAACAAGTCAAAATGGGCTGAACTTAATAAAGAGTTTTGAAAATTGCGAACTGGAATCGTATCAAGACTCTAAGGGCGTATGGACTATCGGTTACGGACACACGGAAGGCGTTACCAAAGGAATGACTATCACAAAGGCGCAGGCAGACGCTTATTTTGTGTCAGATATTATCATAAAAGAAAACAAAGTCGCAAAATATGACAGCACATATCATTGGAATCAGAATGAGTTTGACGCACTTGTCAGCTTTGCATTTAACGTTGGAAATATCAAGGAACTGACTGCAAGTGGCACACGCAGCCGTGAGGTTATCGCGGAGAAAATGCTCTTGTACTGCAAATCCGGCGGTAAAATCCTTGCAGGACTTCTCCGGCGCAGGCAGGAAGAACAAAAGCTGTTTTTGACTCCTGTTGGTGAAACCGTGAAAACTGCAAATGGAAACACATCAACCTATGTTGTAGGAAAGTGTTACACATTGCATGATAATATGTATATCCGCGAAACGCCGGATGGTAACAAGAAGAAGTATCTTAAACTTACAACTAACGCGAAGTCACATTCCACGGAAGATGAAGAAGGATACGGCATACTCAAAAAAGGTACAGTAGTTACTTGCAAAGGTACAGAGATTGCCGGAGATGCGATTTGGATGAAAATTCCTTCCGGCTACATATGCGCGGTAGGCAAAAGCGGAATGATTTACGTGAGATAGGAGGAAAGTACAATGGACGGCGATTAAGGAGGTATTTATGAGTACAACACAATATTCACTAATAAGTGACGGAGAAAAATCCGTCAGCAAGAATTTCGAGGTCAAGGAATTTAAGTGCAAGGACGGCACAGACATCATCATAACAGATGTGCTTTTTGTACAGAAATATTTGCAGAAAATCAGAGACCATTTTGGTGTTCCGGTCACGATCAATAGCGCATACCGTACAGTTTCGTATAACAAAAAAGTGGGCGGCGCGACCAACAGCTACCACGTAAAGGGGCAGGCATATGACATTGTTGTAAAGGGTCATACACCGTCAGAAGTTGCACAGTATGCGCAGGAACTTGGCATAAACGGAATTATCCAGTACAACACATTTGTCCATATTGACAGCCGGACAACGCGATACTGGGCGCGTAACAACAATGGAAAGGTCACAGCTGTGAAATCTTTCCAATAACAATTAAAAGCCCCTCTTATTCACGGAGGGGCTGTATTCTACAATCTGAAATTCACAGAGTCCATATCACTTATCACATGGGCGATATATCCCACCAATTCATCAATATCTGACTCGTTGGCAATCAGCCTATTTCCATTCACAGACCGATACTGGACGTTATCACTGTCCGCAATCCGCTTGGCGATAAAGAAATGTCCACCGTGAATAATGATGCAGTGTTCGTTGCGGAATGGCAAGCGGTCATTGGCAATCAGCAAGATATTATACGGACTGTATACAGGCATATACCTTTCAGTGTCAAAGTTCATGCCGACAAATACCTTGGCTTTCAAATCGTCATACAGATGTGAAATGTTCATGCGGTCAAACTCGCCATTAGCCATCATATTGCCGCCGTATGTCTCGATTAGGTGCATGACGCTGATTATCCGCTCATTCTTTGGAACGTTTGCGTATAGTGCCTCTTGGTGGCGTACAAGCCAATTCACGAGGTACATTGAGGATTCCGGCAGATTACGGCATATTGCAGAGTTATTCTTGAAATCAAACCGCAGCGTTTCCGCGCCGATTAGTTCATCAACACTTATGTTCAACGCCCTTGCCAGTTTCACGGCAGTTGACAACTTGCAATCCTGTGGATTCCCATAAAGGAAATTTTTCAGTGTTTCAAACGGAATGTCAGCCTCTTCTGACAGACTCTTGATCGTGATATCCTTTTCCGCAAGGTACATATCAATATTCTTACGGAACGCAGACATATAATCTTGTCTGTCGGAAACCAAATTTTTCGATAATCTGTTTAGTTTTTCTCTGTCTATCATATTTCTTTTGTCACTTTCCCCTTATAAAATAAAATTACCGATTTACAAGTATCGGTAATTCAAGTTCCGGCGATGGGGAGCGACAAGCCACACACACAGATTCATGCTTATGCTCCCCAAAACCTACGAACTCAATTATAACGCGGAAAAGGAGAATTGACAATGAACGATTTTGATTATAATGATTATGAGGAATATTGCTACCAATACGACCGATTCAATTATGATGATGCAAGGAGATAAAGGGGAATGAAAGAAAAGGAGTTTTACCGTGACGGAATTGTCAAAATGGTGAAAAAAATAGACAATCAAGCGATTTTGCGATATATATATAATATAATCAGCGACATCATAAAGGAGAGAAGATATTGAAAACATACAACGTTGATACAAGTATAAATGGCTTTAAATATGTAGGTATAAACCTTACAGACAAGCAGTATAAAGACTTGTGCGACTTGAATCTTCTTCTTATTGGAGATAACAGAAAAGATATTCCTGTGTTTAATATTATAATGGTATTAAAAGTATTAGGTTTACTGCCATCCGAAATGATAAATGAGGAAAGCAATAATCAATGCAACGACAATATCGACAATGATATTCAACATAAATTTGGAAAAATTATTAAAAAGTCTATGAAAAAGAGAAGGCTTTTTACACGCAGAAAGACCTAGTTCTGTTATTTCTATATTTTCTAATGTTTGGGTGATATATCCTTTTTTGTTCAATTCTTTCAAGAACGGAATGAGAGACATATCATCCAATTTTAATTTTTTCTCAATAGCTATTCTATCAACTATGTTGTTTTCGTCTCTGTTTTTACTCATTGCAAATAGAACATCTTTTTCAGAAACCATTTATAAATCCTCACTTAGATAATCAATCAATTCTATAATGTGTTTTTTCTTATTTTCGGACAATTCAAAATATTTCGGTAAAACCCTAGACAATTCTACGTCACACCGTATTTGAGCGATTAAATGGTCGTTTCCTTCTTTGAAATCGTCCTCAACTTCCCGACCCATTATAAAATAATCAACGCTTATCCCAAAAAAATCGGCTATTAGTTTTAATTTTGGTCGTTTTGGCGTATACTTGCCTTTCTTCCAATTACTAAAAGTTGATGTCGCTATTCCAGTAGCCTGTGATACTTGATAAGTGGTCACACCGCGCATTTTTAGCAGTTCTTCAAACCTTTCATAAATATCATCCATTGAGATCCCCTCAAAAATAACAAACAAAAGTTAGCGAAAAAGTATTGACGTGCTAAGAAATGTATGTTACTATTTGGGAGTAACAAATCTTAGTTGAAATTGAAGTATTAAGAAACATAACTTAGTCAATATATTTTCGGTGTGTGGTAACTCTGATTATATAAGTAAACTTAGTTAATGTCAATACTTCTGAAAGGAGAAAAATGGCAGAAATTAAGGAAAATTCGTCTTTTGCTTATCTAAAGTTCAAAAAGTTGTGCGCAGAGCGCAACATGACCCCTTATCAAGTATCAATTAAATCGGAAGGTAAGATTTCGACAGCAGTATTATCACAGTGGAAGAACGGCGAATATGACTTGAAACTGGAAAAGTTAAGAATGATTGCTGACGTGTTCGGCGTACCTGTGACAGACTTCATTGAGTAGAGAAAGGAACTGGACATGAAAAACCAAAACAATAACCTTTCTGTTGACGAGCAAATCAAGCGTAATCTTGACGAGGCGAACAGGCTTTCAAATTTGGCATTAGTTCTTGCCGTAGTCGCATTTTTTATCAATGTATTAGCGTATTTAGATAAAATAGTAGCCTTTGTGCATTATCTATTATCTTATCTAAATTGATTAGCAGAAAGGAGATGTGAAAACATGGACGGCGATAAACAGAAACAGATTTTTGCAAAGAACCTTAACAAATATATGTCGCTTAACGGCAAGCGTCAGATTGATGTTGCGCGAGATTTAGGCATTGAGAAAACAACATTGAATATGTGGTGCAACGGCAACAGTATTCCTAGTGTTTGGAGAATGCAGAGACTGGCTGATTACTTCAAAATAAAAAAATCTGATTTGTTAGATGATGTAGAAGAAGAGAAACCAGTTTGCACAGATTGTAGCAAAGAGAATCAAACAGACAGCGTTTTGAAAATCCTCTACCAACAGATTCAGCTATTGGCAGAGGAAAGCAGGAATGCCAAAGATAACGGTAATGGTTGGAAATCCGGCTTGACTGAATATTCCGAAACTATGTGCCATTTGTCGAATGCGTATGCGAACATTTTAGATGTTCGAGACATAGGCTAATGTTCTCAAGATTTTCACACGATTTGGCGGTCAGTGTAAAAGAACAGCATCCAGTACGAGTAACATACAATTCGCATTCACTTCCAAAGCATTCTTTGAAATTGTTTAAAGGGCATTTTGCCAAAAAATCACCTCCTATCATTTTTGATATGGAGATTATATCACATTTTTTAGAAGGAGATAGGTCATGCACGAATTACAGATATTCAGTAATGAAGAGTTTGGAGAAATACGAACAGTAACGATTGACAATGACGTTTGGTTTATTGGCAAAGACATAACAGAAAAGCTGGAGTACCAAAACGGTAGTCGAGATATTGAACGGCATACCGATGAAGAGGACAGGCGTATTGTTCCATTGTTTGACGGAACGCAAAACAGAAACACGTTGCTGATAAACGAATCGGGGCTATATGGATTGGTTCTCGGTAGCAAATTGCCGAATGCAAAGAAGTTTAAGCATTGGGTAACAAGCGAAGTTCTACCGTCTATCCGCAAGATAGGCGGCTACCACTTGCCACAGACATACAAGGAGGCACTGCAACAACTTCTTGTAACGGTAGAGGACAATGAAAGACTGACACTTGAAAACAAGGAAATGCATCCAAAGGCAGAATTTTTTGACGCAGTAGCCGGAAGTAAGGACGCAATTTCCATGCAGGAAGTCGCAAAGGCACTGGGTATAAAAGGATATGGTCGCAACCACTTGTTTGAGTTCCTGCGAAATGCCAAGGTGCTTGACACAAGGAATCAGCCGTATCAGAAGTACGTTGACAATGGTTGGTTTAACGTAATCGAACAGCACTATCAGAGGAACGGCGAGGAATGTATCAGCATTAAAACGCTTGTCTACCAAAAGGGCGTTGATGGAATTAGGAAGCTGTTGCAAAGGAGCGAGACATGAAAACGCATAGATTAACTTGTAAAATCGCCGGAGCATTAGTCTTGTTTCTTCTTATTATATGCACCAGCACATCATATGCGGAGGAACAGGAGCCGGAAGTAATCAAGATGCACACGATAGCCTATTGCCAAGGAACGACTACGGCAACAGGCACAGCGGTCAGAAAAGGCATATGCGCGGTGGCACAGGACAAGCTAGGCATGACGGCACTTGTCTATGCGAATAATGACGGAGAAATCGGCGAACTGTTAGGGATTTTTGAATGTCTTGATACTGGATTTGGAGGTGATGCTGACGGTGACGGCATCGGGAGTATCGAATCCGGCAAGTGCATTGACATATATTTTCCGACATATGAGGAATGTGTCGAGTGGATGAAACTGACAGGCGGCAGATGCTTTGTGCAGTACGTGGACGCGAAAGGGTGATTGACGGAGTAAAGGACATTGTGAGAGAGGAAGGTGATTGATGTGTATGTGAATGCGTTTTGGGCGGGATTTGCCGCGGCGATTTTCGCTGTGATGTTACTGGTTGTTGTGTTGGTAATCATTGCAATAATCATTTCAAGCGGTAAGAAGTGATGAAACAGACAAAGAGACTGACCAGGAGTCAGAAAGAATGCTTATCAGCGTACAGTCTGAAAGCTAATGACTGGATGCTGATTGAAGAAACAGAGTTTTATTTGAAAGTTATCAACAAATAAACTGGAAAAACCAAGATGTTAGACAAGTTTAGGAGGGAGAAAAGGAAATGATTATTACAGATTTTAACAAGATGTCACTGGAGGATTTAGAGGTTATTCACTACAATCTCGGAATGTCATTTGAGATTAACGATGGAAAAATCGTTGGAGAGGTGAATGAGGGGCATGAGCGATAACAACCATATAGTGTTTGGCGGTGAAACCATATCCGGCATGGAATTGTACGACACGAACCGCGGCGAGAATTTTTACAGCTTTTACGTTGAATCAATGCGCAGCAGCGGAGCGATTGACACAGTCTGTGTGATTGTATCAGAGCGGTTAAGAGCGCAAGCATCGCGCGGCGATTATGTAGTTGTTACTGGGGAAATACGCACATGGAGAGATGCAGACAGGCATTTGAAAGTTTACATTTTCGCACAATGTATTGAGACGGTAAATGTTCTGTATTTGGAAAACCAGTCAATGTTGCGCGGTCGCATTGTAACTCAACCAGTATACAGACTATCCCCTAGCGGAAGAGAAATTTGCGATTTTCTGTTAGCTGTGCGGAGGAAATACAACAGAAGTGATTATATACCGTGTATCGCATGGGGCAGGAACGCGAGGTACATATCAGAATGTCCAGTGGGATATCAACTGACAACATTTGGGAGAATGCAGTCAAGGGAGTATCTGAAAGCACTGGACAACGGAGTGTCTGAAACGCGAACAGCTTATGAAATGTCGGTAGGAATTTTGGAAGAATTGGAGGAAACAGGGTAATGGAAGTAGTGAAGATTATTGGCGGTTATGCAATCGCGATTTTGAGTGCTATGAATGTGGCGGTATTAGATGGCACGACAGCCAAGTGTGCATGGGCGTTTGCCTGTGTGTATTGGCTTGTAATGAGCATATTTGACACTTGCGACTACATCAAGAGCAGGAGAGGTGACAAAAATAATGAGTAAGGCAATTGAGCATATTGCAAGGCATTACGGCTATGACGCGCAGAGCAGACAGCTCATTGAAGAAATGGCGGAGCTGACGCAGGCTGTCAACAAGTTTTGGAGAAAGGAATTAGGTTGCGGAGTCGTTGAATTTTACGGCATTCGGAAAACCAACGAGTTTGAAAAGAGTGCTTGTTTCAACAACATGGTTGAAGAAATCGCAGACGTAGAGGTCATGCTTGCGCAAATGAAAGTACTTTTGAACTGTGAGGACATGGTCGAGCAGGCGAAAGATTACAAGGTTCGCAGGCAGTTGGAGAGGATTAAGGATAAATAGATTATAGCGGTCAAACGATTGACCGAAGCAGAAATGCAAAACGCAATGGGAAAACGGTCAGTGTCTATGCTATACGCATGGAAGAAGCCGTCTACCTAGCACCTTGTAAACTGGATATCTCGAAATCGAACAGACGTGCTTTGAGGTGCGAGAGGTATAGATTTTCACAAGTGTATCGAACCGGTATCACTCGGATTTATGGCATACCATTGTACGAGAAAGATATCTTTTGACAAGGGTATCGAACTATCAGTTATGTTATAAGCTTGTAGACGGAGTACGAGAGGTATCTTATTTTGTAAGGATATCGAGCCACATCCACGTCTCGGATAGTAAATGAAAGAAGGAGAAAACAATGGGAGCAATGAGTGTAGTCACAATCCCACTAAAAACAGAGAAATGGCAGTCAGACGCACTTGTAAAGCGGTTTGAGATTTGCCGACAAATTTACAATTCCATGTTGGGATATGAGTTGAAGAAACTTAGGGAAATGGAACGTAGACCCGAATACAAGCAAGCGAAGGAAGTTATCGCTAATGCGTACAAAAACATGGAGCCTGCGGAGAGAAAGAAAGACGCTGATTTCAAGGCGGCGTGTCAGACGAAGAATGACCTTATGAAAGAGTACAGATTTTCCAAGATGGGATTTGTCGGAGACACAACGAGTTTCTATAAACATTTCAATATGAATATTCCGAGTGAGGTCGCAGGAAACACGATTGCACCTGCTATGTGGGCGGCATTTGATGATTACTTTTTCGGAAGTGGCAGACAGATAAAGTTTAAGCGTAAAGGCGAATGGTATTCCATGGTTTCACAGGGTAAAAGCGGAATACGCATTGTTGATGATGATTGGGAAAAGGTCAGAGGGAACGCAAACGGCAGGAAACTGTATTGCGTTTACAGTACGGCACATGGCAAGACAATCAAAATGCCGTTGAAGTTAGACCCGAAAGACTATTACAAACTGGAAATGCTTGATTTGGAATCATATAAACAGGTGCGCATTATCAATAAAGAAGTCCGTGGAACATTGAAATGGTACGTTCAGATAACGATTGATAAAGCACCTGTCACCAAGTATGACAAGGACGGCAACGAAAAGAATCCTATCAATAAAGGCAAGGTTGGAATGTATATTGATACGTCTCATGTGGTCTACACGTCAGACGGTGAAACCTTTACGGATATAAGCCTTGAAGATACAGATACAGACATTTACTATGACACGAAAATAAAAGCCTTACAACAGTACCTTGACAATTCAAGACGCGCTATGAATCCCGAAAATTTCAACGAGGATGGCACTTGTAAGAAAGGCATTTATTTTGACGGTAATCGTTATCGGCTGAAATGGAATTTTTCAAACGGATATCACAAGGCGGTTGCAGAGTTGCGAGATTTGCACCGGGTACAAGCCGAAAATCGAAAACTGGAAAGAATCGCGATCGCAAATGAGATTTTGTCTCATGGAAATATGATTATGGTCAACGATTATCCCTTTCAAGCGGCGGCAATGCGGAAGAAAGAGACTGAGAATGAAAATGAAAAGAAAAGCAAAGCAGGATATTCAGTCGGTCATAATGCTCCTGCTATGTTGGTAACGCTGATAGAAACAAAGTTAGCATCTGCTGATAGCGGTACTGTGGTAAAGCTGAAAATAAAAGATATCGACAGGTCGGAAAATGATTATAGGCAGAGATACGCAAGAGAGATGTATCTTGCGCTGAAATAAAATTGAAGAAGGGCAAACGATTGTCCTAAGAGGTAAAACTCAAAACTTATGCGGAAAACGTCTAGTGATTAGTCTATATGGCTGATAGAAACCGTCTACGCATATACCTTGTTAAGTAAGGGTATAAAAACAGAACAGATGTTTCTTGAGGGATGAGACCCATACGATTTCACAAGGGTATCGAACTAGAATATTGTATTGTTCAAAACAAAAGTGGATGAGACCCATACGATTTCACAAGGGTATCGAACGGTATTTGCATTGTGCCAGATACCATACAGAGGTAGACACCTATACGAAATGATAAGGGTATCGAAGTAGGTGCATAGTGGTTTTTCTGTGTGTATGAGACCATTAAGATTTATAAAGGATATCGAGCGACAATGTCTGCAATCTTCATTCCACCATTGTACGATACCCATACGGATTATCAAGGTAATCGAAAGCGCCGACACAAGCACACCAATATTAAGGATGTTTGACATGAAAGCAAAACGAAGATTTAAGCCAAAAGACAATAGCATAGTAAAATTTGCGACACTTGATGATTGCGAAATCAGATATAAGTTGTCCAAAAAGGTTATATCAGAACTGGCAAATGATGCAGGGGCTTTATACAGAATAAGCGGTTCGGTCAGAATAGACATAACAAAATTGGATGAAAAGTTGATGGAGTATTGTGACAACAAAAATCCCAATAATTCTGTATGGGAATCGGATATGTTGATTCTGCAATTCATTAAGCAGGAACGTGGTGACTTATACAGAAATGCTCGTGAAGCATATTTAGATATGAATAAATATCAGATAGGAGAAAATCAGAATGATAGACAGTAAATTTTTAGATTGCTTTAATCATTCGGTTAAGCATGAAGAAACGGTCATGAACAAGGAAGATTTGGAACGGATATTCCAAAGTCAGTTGTTCATTGACGCGGATGTAAAAGGAATCTATTGCGGAACGGCTGCAACAAGATATGACGTGGAAGTTAAACCGCACTATATCAAATTTCTTCTCGGAAAGGTTCGTGAGTTTAATTCCATATTTAATACGAATGGTTGCAGGATTGCGCAGGACGGAAAGTATGTGTGCATTGAAGTCCCAAACAATGAACGCGGAACATACGGATTTGCAGATTGTATTGAGGAATTAAATAAGATTGAAAACTACAAGGAAGGATTGTTTATATCAATCGGAGAAGCATTAGACGGTAGCGGAATAACATATGACCTTGCGACTATGCCACATTTTCTTATCGGTGGTCAAACTGGTAGCGGAAAGTCGGTATTTGCACACAATATCGTGTTATCGCTTTTACTTCAATACTCAAAGGAAGATTTGAAGCTGATTCTGATAGACCCGAAAACGGTTGAATTTGGATTTTATAAGGGTGTTCCGCAAGTTTCCAGTATTATCACGGAAAGTAAGACGGCGCGGAAAAAGCTTGAAATTCTGTGTGAGGAAATGGACTTGCGATATGAATTATTTGCAAAGAATAAGTGCCGAGATATTGCTTCATATAACGCAAGCGTAAAAGGCAAGCTACCGCGGATCGTGGTCTATATTGAGGAAATGGCAGACCTTATTTTATCGGAGGGAGACAAGGTTGTGGATGATGTATCAAGACTTACGGCAAAGGCAAGGGCAAGCGGAATCCACGTTATCTTATCAACGCAAAGACCTGAAGCGGAAGTGATATCTGGAATGCTGAAAAGCAACTTCCAATGCCGCGCCGGATTTGCAACGGTAGATAAGCTTAACAGTCGGATGATTCTTGGCTCAAATGGGGCTGAAACACTTAGAGGAAACGGAGATGGGCTTTTTAAGTCAAACGATGGTCAGAAACTTATACGCTTCCAGTCAGCACTCATTACGGAAGAGGAAATCAAACGAGCTGTAAACCTGTTGAAAACTGAATAAATGATTTTATGGGGCGAATGACCGTCCAAGTTGAAAGGAGAAAAGTCAATGAACACAAACATGGAAGATTTTGCACAGAGAATCAAAGACAGTCCGATATATGACCTTTATATGATGGACAGAAAGCAGAACCGCAACAAGGGTGACAGCGCGTTATTTTTACAGGCGGCTACCATGATGTTCGCCATTCAGGACAAGGAACTGAATCATGTGATGTTCCAAACAGCGCACGCATTATTGTTTTCTATGTTAGATGCGCGGTTTAGGAGTGAGATTGAAAAGGAGGGAGAAAGTCAATGAAAATCAAACACATAAGGCTGACAAATTTCTGCAAGCACCGGTCACTGGAAACAGACCTGTTTGATAGGACAGAAATCGCAGGACACAACGAGACAGGTAAAAGCACCATAAAGCGTGCTATCTACTGGATTTTTAATCTGAAAGACGAGAACGGCAAGGAAATCACAGGCATACGCCCGCATGACAAGGACGGAAAAGACATTATTGACGATAACGTGCCAACAGAAGTTGAACTGGAACTTGATAACGGAGTTATGTTAAAGAAATCCTACGGAATGGCATACAACCGAAAGAATGAGCCACAGGGTTATGTCACAAGCTGCTATATCAATGGAATTGTTCAAAAACCAAAAGAATATGCGGAACATTTAAAAAATATGTTTCCAAATGAATCATGCGTGAATCCGCAGACGTTTTTCAAATTAGATGCTGCCAAACGCAGAGATTTGATTGAAAAGGTTTTTGGAAATAGAAAGAACGCTGAAATTGTTGATATGTTTCCAGAATTTGAGCCTATAAGGTCAGAATTAGAATTTGGAACAGTTGCGCAGATAAAACAAACGTGTAATGACAAAATTCACGGCAGTAAGACAAGAAACGTTGTCGGATATGAGCAAAGATTAAATGAAATCGTTGGAGCAATCAAAGAAAACGAAGAAAAACGCGAGGAAATTGACGTTGCAGAATTGGAACTTGCGCGAAACGCACTGAAAGAACAACTTGCAGAGGTCAAGTCAAAGCAGGACGATTTATCTGCGCAGCTTGCGGAAATCGACAAGGCAAGTGACGGAATACTGGAACTGAAATTCAAGGTCAACGATTTGGTGCGACAGGCGAATGAGGAAAATATCAAAGCAAGACAGGAAATAGAACGCTTAATTGGTAACAAGAAATTTCTTTTGCAACAGACGCAGGACATAATTTCAGATACGGAAAATGACATTTCAAATTCAATTTTCAAAATTGAAAGTTACCGAGTAAACATTTCAAATTTACGTGGAAAGTACAAAGAGACACAGAGACTTGAATTTGACGAAAACAGCCTTGTTTGTTCGTATTGTGGACAAGAATACCCAAAAGAGAAACAAGACGAATTAAGGGCAGAATTTGAAAGCCACAAGGCAGAAGAATTGAAAACCATTGAAGAAAAAGGAAAGCGTCTGAAATCTGAGATTGAGGTTGAACAAGAAAAATCGAGAACACTTGAACTGGAACTTGCAGAACATAAGAAAAGCCTTGAAATGCTTAATACAGCTATTGCAGACCTTGAAAATCAATTAGCAGCACTTCCGCAGTCAGTAGACCTTTCAGACCGTGCAGATATCGCGGAACTGAATCGGCAGATTGCCGATAAAGAAAAGTTTTTGCAGGAAAGCAATTCATTTTCTGAAATCCGAGAGAAATTGCAGTCAGAGGAAGAATCTATCCGCGAACAGTTAAGTACGGTTGAAAAGCAGATTGCAAAATCTGAAAACAACACGGCGATTGATGAACGGATCGCGGAATTACAAACGGAACAGCGCAAGATTGCGCAGGAGATTGCAGACCAGGAGCAGATACTTTACTACTTATCGGAATTTGAAAAGACTAAAAACAAGCTGCTTGAACAGGATATTAACGGTGCTTTCCAGTACATACAGTTTGACCTATTTGAGACTCTTATCAATGGCAACACAAACCTTGTATGTGAACCTAAGATTGACGGCGAGAGTTATTACAGAAATCTGAATCACGGCAACCGCATTCTTGCGGAGATTGATATCTGCTTAGGTTTCCAAAATGCTTACGGCGTGAATCTGCCAATCATTATTGAGGACACTGAAAGTATTGATTTGGACAAGATACCCGAAACTGACAGACAGGTGATAATGATTCGCAGGACGAATGACAAGGAATTGATTGTTAAGGAGGTGGAGTAGATGTTTAATCCTGTGCAGGAAACAAAATTTGAATACAAAGGATTTCCATGTGTTGTATTGTTCATGTACATGGGTTATCGGTGCGGATATGTAGGGCTGCCAAAAAGCCACAAGTATTACGGGAAGTCTTATGATAAAATCCCTATTTCTTGTCATTGTGGTCTTACATACAGCGAAAGAGAATTACACTGTCAAACTGATAAAGACGTATGGTGGATAGGTTTTGATTGCACACATTATTGTGACGGATATGATGTTGAAACTGCAAAGAAACTGTATGCGGAAGATGATGAAACTATGAAAACTATTTTGACGCTAGAAAAAACTGGTTATTTCCAATTTGGAAATTCAGAAAATACAGTCCGTACATTGGATTTCTGCATAGACCAATGCAAGCAGATTGTAGAACAGCTTTTAAGTGAGGTGGAACCATGACGGACGATGCTAAATTTATGCTGCAAGCAACAATCGGATTCATGAAGTCGCAAATGCAAAATGACGGATTGATTTTTGGAATTGCTGTGAATAAAGAGGACATTAACAATTCAAAGCTGTGCTTTATTGACAAGGAAGAATATCTTGCAAATGGAAAAGCAGACGGAATTATGATGAGTCTTTCAGATTTGAATAAAGGGCTTTTGTAAAAAAATAAAGAAAGCGAGGAATGATTTATGGCAAATGAGGTATCAACAAAAACAAGCGGAACAGTGACTAAAACACAGCAGAAAACCGGGATTGCAAGTTATCTCGGAAATCCTGCTGTAAAGACAAACATTGCAAATGTTGTTGGTGAGAAGAATACAACGAGATTTATTTCAAGCGTTGTATCTGCGGTACAGACTAATCCGACACTTGCAGAATGCTCAAACGGTAGTATCTTATCCGCTGCTTTGCTTGGTGAAGCGTTAAATCTTACGCCTAGTCCGCAGTTAGGACAATATTACATGGTTCCTTATAACAACAAGGACACAAAAGGCAAAGACGCACAGTTTCAGATTGGCTATAAGGGATATATCCAGTTGGCTATCCGTAGTGGTCAGTATCGCAAGATTGCGGTATCAGAGGTGAAAGAGGGCGAACTTAAATCGTATAACCCAATCACGGAAGAATTTATCTTGGAGCCTGTCATGGATTTTGAGAAAAGAGAGAAACTTCAAGTCTTAGGTTACTACGCAATGTTTGAACTTGTAAATGGCTTCCGTAAAGAATTGTACTGGTCAAAAGAAAAGATGGAGAAACACGCAACAACTTTCTCTAGCGGATATCGTAGTGATGTCAGAAATAAGACAAAGTACACATTTTGGAGTAAGAATTTTGACGATATGGCTAAAAAGACACTTATCCGGCAGCTTATAAATAAGTGGGGAATTATGAGTATCGACTTGCAGACGGCTATGACTAACGATATGGCGGTTATCAATGAGAACGGAGAACCTACATATGTTGACAATGTAGTTGATGTGCAGGAAACAGTTGAAGCTGAAATTGTTGAGAACGCCAACAAGGAAGATTTCGTTGTGGCAGATGTTGGGGAGGATTGAGTATGAGGGTGATAAGCCAAAATGGGAAAAATGATATTCCTTATGAAAAATCATATATAGTAATATCGTATAAAAATCATAATCAAATTATTGTGTTTGATACGTTAGTTGGAGATGATTATTTGACGTTGGCTGAATATTCCACCGAAGAAAAAGCAATCAAGGCTATGGAAATGCTGCGGAGATGTTATGTTGGAAAAGTTATTATGAACAACGTAGATGTTTCAGAGGATTTTTACGAGCAACTTCAGAAACTTTTTAACAACGGAGAGCCTGCAATTATTTCAGTAGCTACAGATGGGAAACAATCAAAAGTTGAGCAGTTTAATTCTGTCTTTCAGTTTCCGCAGGACGAAGAAATCGAGGTGTAGCGTATGAAAACTGCAAGCATAGCAGAAATGCTGAATGATTTTAACAACGGCACTTACGATTTGACTGACAATGGGAAGTGTACGGAATGTGGGAATTGTTGTTCCGTATATATTCCGCTGACAGACGAGGAAATAACCGCGATCCGCAAATACATAAAGCTACACCATATCAAGGAGTGCAAGCATGGTGTAGCAATACCACTTGCACAGCCTGTTTTGGATATGTGTTGTCCGTTTCTGGACGATAGCAAGCCTAATCATAAATGTACCATCTATAGCATTAAGCCAAAAGTGTGTAGCGACTTTATCTGCTGTCCGTCAAAACGACCGCCAATTGATATCGAGTACGCTATGAAAGCAAGACCAGTAAACGTGAGAGAAACATTTTTCGGAAAGTGAGGTGCTATATGGAACTACCACAATATATACAAAATAAAATAAGGCAACAAAACGAATCGGTATCGAAGGCACGCAAATTAGAAATAGAGGTTGATAATTGGTGCGCCAATTCTGGAATTGATATTTGGGGAGAAGAATACGAAAAAACCAAAGGACGATTAGTGAATGCGGTTACGCCGATTGATGGAGATGCGGTTAAAAGGTTATATAAAGGATAATAAGCGAAATGTGGAAAACGAGGTGTGATAATGCTTACATTAAAAACACTTTCCAGTGGTTCAAACGGAAACTGCTATCTGCTATCCTGCGACACAGAAACCCTAATACTTGATTGCGGCATACATATCAAGGAGATTAAAAAGGGATTGAACTTTGATGTCTCAAAGGTGAAAGCGGTGCTTGTGACTCATGAGCACCTAGACCACTCAAAAAGTTTAGCAGACTTTCAGAAGATGGGAATACAAATATTTGCACCGTATCTGACAGATGGAAAGCTGATTGATGGTAAGTTTGGGAAATTCTACGTGAAAGGTTTTGAACTACCACATAACAACACTACGAATTATGGCTTTTTTATTCAGATTGACGGTCAGAAAATCTTATACATGACGGACTATGAATTTTGCAGATACAATTTTTCCAAACTGGAAATCAATCATTTCATTGTGGAATGCAACTATCAGAAAGAAATGGTTGACAAGGATTTGGCGAACTTTGAACACAAAGTGCGCGGTCATTCAAGCCTAGACTATTGCAAGCAGTTTCTTAGCGACAACATAACCAAACGTGCTAGGAACGTGATATTGGTTCATTTAGGGGCAGAAACAACGATACCTAGTAAATGTATAGCAGATGTCAAAAAAGTCGTAGGAAACGCAAATGTGTATGTCGCAGAACGAGGGCTGACAGTTGATTTGAGCGAAATTCCATTTTAAGGAGGAAAACAAAATGATAGAAATAAAGAAAAATCCAAACGGAGATACAAGAACAGCACCGAAAGATGTTTCGTTTGAACAATTTCAAAAGGCTAATGATATGCACATTTCAGATGTAAAGAATGTAATGTTGGAATTGTCAAAAATGATTGATAGCACAGGAGAAAATCACGATTACACAAAGAAATCGCAGGAAAGAATGTTCTACAACAATTTCTTGTCTACGATTAACAACGGTACTGATTTTGTAAATGGCGAATGGTATCAGTTGCATATCAGAGCGGAGAGACATCATTTGTTATCACATTGCCCCGATGATGTGAATTTGATTGATGTACTTGAAATGATTGCCGATTGTGTATGCGCAGGCATGGCAAGGAGCGGAGAAATCAGAGACTTGGAAATTGATGCAGATATTCTTAACAGGGCTGTAAATAATACCGCCAAACTGATTAAAAATATGATTGTCGTAAAAGATTGACAGTTGATTTGTCGGAAGTACCGTTTTAGGAGGTGAAAACATGATTATTCTCAACGAAAAATGTAACAAATGCGTTTTCAAGGAGTCTGCAATTTCAAGAGGTGCAAACATTTTCTGCACACCATTAGACGGAATATTTGAACATTCAATCATTGTTGATAAGGATGCAAAGGATTGTGAATATTTTTTAGAACCTTGGAAAGCAGTTTTTGACAAGCCACCAATAGAGAGGAAGTGATTACATGAGTTACGATTTACAGATACACGTCAAGGCAGAGGGGTGTGACAAATATCCAGTGATCGCAACGCCGGAAATCGACCATCCGACATATAACCTTAGCAATATGTTCCGTGCTTGCATGGATTGGGATTATTACCAATCAGTAAAAGAAGAAAACGGAAAATATCACACCTTCTATTATCGGTGCGATGAAGTGTTACCGAAGATTGAACACGGAATAAAGGAGCTGCGGACGAACAGCAAGGCATATGAGCAGTATGAGCCGGATAACGGTTGGGGAACTTTGCACGGAGCAATAAGTGTACTGGAAAGTTTGAGAGATTGCATATATGAGCAGGCAGAGGACGTACCGCTGGAATGCTTGTATATGAGTTGGTGAGGTAAATTTGAATGAATATAGAGTATAAAGAATGTAAAGATTGTAAACACCAAAATTTAGTTTTTAATTACGGAATTGGAACTTGTGTAAATATGGGAAGTGAAAATTGTGCCATTTATACAAAAGAATGCGACTTTTGCAAAAATATTAAAGCAGGATTACCGCTTATCGAAACAGATTTTTATATTTCCATAAGAGAAATAATCGGCAAGAACTTACTTATTTTCTCAAATTGCGGAGATAACAGTGGTGCTGGCGCGTTTGAGATTAACTTCTGCCCGATGTGCGGAAGGAAACTTGAATGAAAAAGACGGTCAGATGGAATTAAGCGATTATTTGGGAGAGTGACACATTGTTAGATTTTGGATATTACAACATGGATTGCATGGAGGGAATGAAACAATTTCCGGACAAATACTTTGACCTTGCGATTGTAGACCCTGAATATGGCATAAAAGAGCATGGAGGCAAAAAGCGTAGCGGATATGTAAAACAGAAAAACGGTACAAAGATTTTTGTGAAAGACGGAGAGTATCAAAATAGGGGTTGGGATAACAAGCCGGCAGACAAATCATATTTTGATGAACTTATGAGGGTTTCAAAAAATCAGATAATTTTCGGATGCAATTACTTTGACTATCCCCTAGTTGGCGGTCGTATTGTTTGGGACAAGTGTAATGACGGTTCCGACCAATCAGACTGTGAGATTGCATACTGCAGTTTGAATAATCGTGTTGATATTTTTCGGTATATGTGGCGTGGAATGTTTCAAGGGAAATCCATTTCTGAAGGCACTGTGCAACAGGGAAATAAATCATTGAACGAAAAACGCATACACCCAACGCAAAAACCAGTTGTTTTGTATGAATGGATTTTATCTCGTTATGCGAAAGAAAATGATATTATCCTTGACACTCATGTAGGTAGCGCAAGCAGTCTCATAGCGTGTCACAGGACTAATCACAAGTTTGTCGGGTTTGAACTTGATGAATATTACTACAATCTGTCAAAAGAGCGTTTGGATGCAGAAATGGCACAAATGAACATTTACGATTTTATCAAAAGCAGAGAAAGCGATGGTGACTAATATGCTATACGACACAGCGATTGAAATTCTGAAAATGGAAATTAAAGACATGAAGAACAGGGCGCAGTATTTTAGAAACTCTGATTACGCGACAGGATATGTGTCGGCGGTAAGTACCATTGAGGGCTGTATTGCAATGTTGGAGAGTGGAAAGGGGTGTGAAGATGGGGAAACCTAATTATAGGCAGATTTACGCGATTGAGAAGAAGAACAAAGAGCGACTTCTAAAGGTAAATCCGGCTTTGAATGATAATAGCGGTATCTACTTCTTTTTGCGGACAGATGAGAACGGTTTTCGTTTCGGATACATCGGGCAAGCAGTCAACATAATTCAGCGTTGTTGCAGCCACTTGACAGGATATCAGCAACACATTGATTTATCAATTCGCAAGCATGGGTTATATGACAGCGAGAAAAATCCTTACGGTTGGCACTTGGAGTTTTTGAATTTCCCAAAAGAACAGCTTGACGAAAAAGAGAAATTTTACATAAAAAAATATGCGGATGCAGGATATCAGCTACGTAATGTCAGTTTAGGAGGACAAGGCGAAAATCGTTCAAGCGGTCAAATTGGTGAACAAAAGGCGAGTAGGGGATATCGTGACGGCATAGCGCAGGGCAGGAAAAACCTTGCGCGGGAATTGTCAGACATAATCGACAAGCACCTTGTAGTGTCGCTGAAACCCGAAAAAGCCAACAACAAGGTATCGCAGAAACAGTTTGATAAGTTTTGGGAGTTGTTGGGAAATGAAAAGAATGATGTATGAAGTGTCGCAAGATAAAAAATCAAAGATGTGGTACTGCCATATGAAAGGTTACTCATACATCCCATGCTTTGGGAGTTTCTGTGAAAAGAAATCAGAGTCTATGGATTATGCAAAGATGTACAACGGATTTTCGCACAGAGTAACCGAGATTGAGCGCAAGCGGTATGAAAGAGGTGTAAAAAGAATGGTATCAATTAAGCAAGCACTACAAGATTTGAACAAAAGCGAATTGATAGAGTTTGATGAAAATGGAGATGTTTCTGCCAAATACTCCATTTGTACCACAAGTGGAGAATTGATGATTTTGCTTGAAGAACTGCAAAGATATAGAGAATTAGAGGAACAAGGGTTACTCCTGCGGTTGCATTGCAAGGTTGGAGATATGCTGTATGAGCCTACAAGCAGAAAAAGTATCAGCACTTATAAGATAAAAGAAATCAGAATTGAACTGTTCGGGATTTTTGCGGAATGGGAAATTGTTGATGGCTTTGTATATCGCAATATTAACGGTGTAGATACTGACGAAATTGGAAAAACAGTATTCCTCACAAAATCAGAGGCAGAGCAGGCATTGGCGAAAATGAAAAAGGCGGTGAAATGATGAACAGAGAAATATTATTCCGTGGTAAACGGATTGACAACGGAGAATGGGCAGAAGGTTGCTTGCTTTATTCAGACGATGAATACAGAATTGTAACTTCTATGTTGTCAAGCGGCGAAAACGAAGAAACTGTTATGGCTGCTTCACACAAGGTTTACGGAGACACCATCTGCCAGTACACAGAATTGAGAGATGATAACGGCACTAAAATTTTTGATGGAGATATCTTAAAACTGTATGATGAAAATAATAATTATACGTGGTATGCCGTAGTATCTTTTGGAAATCCAAATGGAGAATATGTGTGGGGTTGGAATCTTGTTCCAATAGGCGAATTTAATGGAAATTTTGATATTCTTTTATGGATTGATATGCCACGCACTGTATGTGAAATAATCGGGAATTCCCATGACAATAAAAAATTGATTTCTGAATTACAGGGGGATAGTTAAATGAGTGTAACATTAAAATCCTGTCCGTTTTGCGGTTCATTAGATTTAGATTTTGGAACATACACAGGTACACTTGCCGGAACAGACTATGTACGTTGCGAATATTGCGGCGCGGAAATAACAATGCACGTTGGCAACAAAGTATCACTTGACGTTGTAAATCGGTGGAACAGGCGGTGCGACAATGGTAAGACAAGAAAATTTATGCTGTGACTGCGCGACAGAATCATATCCATGCAAAGGAGATAGTTGCTGTCTGCGTCATGTCCGTGTACTTCTCTGCGACAAGTGCGGCGCGGAAACGGACAAGCTGTACATATACGGTTCGCAGGAATTGTGCGCGGAGTGCCTGTTGGAAGAATGTGAAGTCATAGAATAGCCTTTTGACTTGCGCAGATGTGTCAAAATTCAATTTTTATTTGTTCGGTGAGTAAATTATCGTCAAATAACAAAAATAGAAATTTGGAGAAATTAGAAAGGAACGAGGTGGGATAAAATATGTTAAGACCAAAAGTTGACGTAGAAGAATTTGAAAAGTTTGGTTTTAAGCGTTGCAAGGGAATATCAAAAGAACTTAGATGTTACTACCTATGCGTTGCAAGGGGCTGCAAAATGATTTTTGTAAGTCCGGTAATTTTTGATGTGAATGAGTGGAAAGATGACGACCCAAGAATACACAAAGACGCAAATTGCAGATACAAAGATAAGAGAACGTATTTAGACATAATATATGATTTGATTGAAGCAGGAATGTTAGAAAAAACATTGCCATAAAAGCGAGGTGGAATTGAATGACACCACAAGAGGCAATCAAAACAATCAAAATCGCGCAGGCAGAAGTTGAATGGGAATATCCGATTGATTATGCGGCGGCGTTTGATGAGGCTGTTAATGCGTTGGAAAAGCAGATACCGAAAAAATTGATTTTTATAAAACAAAAGTATATAGAAACTTATTTATGCCCTAATTGCAATGATTTTTTTGATTATGCAGAAAAATTTAATTACTGCCCAAATTGCGGACAGAGATTGAACTGGAAAGACGAGGACTAAAGCCAATGCAAGAAGCAAAGAAAAAGCCAAAAATCTACATATCTGGAGCAATAACCGGAACAGATGATTACATGGAACGGTTTGGCATGGCAGAAAAGAAACTGACAGAGCGCGGATATTCTGTTGTAAATCCTGCCAAGGTTAATTTTCAGTTGCCGGAGGACACAACATATGAGCAGTACATGAAAATGTCGCTTGTGATGCTATCCATGTGCGATGCAATTTATATGTTGGACGGTTGGGAAGATTCAAAAGGTGCTGCGTTAGAAATGCAATACGCCAAAACATTAGACGGAATAAGAGCAATTCTATATGAGTCGGAGGATTATTTGGAGCCTAAAAACGACTGGAGAATGATATGTAATTTTTTGCGCAGAAAATAGGGGTATTCGCGGAACTTGAAATGGGGTGATAAATGTGAACGGTTGGATAAAACTACATAGAAAGCTGCAATCATGTTGGATATGGGAAATCGACAAGCCATTTGATGAACGTAGCGCATGGGTTGATTTGCTATTAACCGCTAACCATTCTGAAAAGAAATTGATGAACAATGGCGAACTAATCATTATCCATAGAGGTCAAATTATGACCAGTATACGGAAATTATCGGAAAAATGGAAGTGGAGTAAAAACAGAACGTATCGGTTTTTAAAAATACTAGAACAAGACAATATGTTGCAACGAGAAAGCAACAAGGATAGAACGCTTCTAACCATTGTAAATTATGACATTTACCAGTATTCGCAGGACAGTGACGAGGACACTAATGGACACAGTGAAAAGGACACCAACGAGGACACTGACGGAACAACAGAAAGGACACCAACGAGGACACTGACGGAACACAAACAAGAATATAAGAATATAAAGAATGATAAAGAAAGAGAAGAAGTAAAAGAAAGAGAGAAAGAAAAAGTAGAAGATAAATCTTCTACCAAAAAGAAAATCGTATTTCTTACTCCTACGGTTGATGAAGTCAGAGAATACTGTGAATCAGTCGGGAGCCAAGTAGATGCTGAGTCATTTGTGGCATTCTATGAAAGTAACGGATGGATGGTTGGAAAGAATAAAATGAAATCATGGAAGTCTGCAATCGTCACATGGGAGAAAAGAGGAAATCTAAAACGAAATACTCCGAAGAAACATGATGAAGAAAAGACCGGAAGATTTGCAAACGTTCCGGAAGAGTTTGTTGAAATGCTGAAAGCGAAAGGAGCGATTATTGACGAGGATGTTTTGGTATATTCCGAAATGACGGAAGATGAACGGAAAAAACTAAGTGAATATGGGGTAGATGTGTGATGTACGAATTTAAGGAATCAGACGCATATGATTTTTCGCGGCATGTAATGATGCAGGCTAGGCAGCATGGAGATGAATTGAACTTTGATTTGTGTCCGTATTGCCGAGGTGGTACGAATACCAAGAAAGACAAGAACACGTTTTCAATCAACCTAAAGACCGGACAGTTTAAGTGCTTGCGTTCTTCCTGCGGAGTGACCGGTAACATGGTTACACTCTCAAAGGACTTTGATTTTTCTCTCGGAACGCAAGTTGACGAATACTATAAGCCTCGGAAATACTATCGGACTTTGAAAACACCGGAAAAGCCTATTGTACCGAAAAGCCCGGCTGTGAAATACATGGAAAGCCGTGGTATATCCAAAGAGGTCGCAGAAGAATATGAGATTACGACTCAAACAGGGAATGACAACATACTGGTGTTTCCGTTCTATGACGAAAAAGGAAAGCTGCAATTTGTGAAATACCGCAAGACAGATTTTGACAAGGAGAGAGACAAAAACAAGGAGTGGTGCGAAAAAGACTGCAAGCCTATCCTGTTCGGAATGAAACAGTGCAAGGACTTTACAAGGCTCATCACGTGTGAAGGTCAGATTGATTCACTTTCTGTTTCAACGGCAGGAATTAGCAACGCCGTGTCTGTTCCGACTGGTGCAAATGGTTTTACGTGGGTTCCGTATTGTTGGAACTGGATAAACAAATTTGAAGAGGTCATTGTTTTTGGAGACCACGAAAATGGACATATCACCCTGCTGGATGAATTGTCGAAACGGCTGAAAACAAAAGTCAAGCACGTACGTGAGGATGATTACAAGGATTGCAAGGATGCGAATGAGATTTTGCAGAAGTACGGAAAAGAACAAGTAAGGAAATGCGTTGAGAATGCCATATTAGTTCCAATGAAACAAGTAATTGACCTTGCGGATGTTGAGGATGTGGATATTTTTAAAATAAAAAAATTGCAAACTGGTATAAAGCAAGTGGATAAACTGCTATACGGTGGACTTCCATTTGGTGGAGTTGTGGTTATCAGCGCAAAGAGCGGGTCCGGGAAATCCACATTTGCAAGTCAAATACTTGTAAATGCAATCTCTCAAGGGTACATATGCTTTGCTTATTCAGGAGAATTGCCAAACTATCTGTTTAAGGCATGGTTGGATTTTCAGGTTGCAGGAGGTCGACACATAATCGAGTATCAGAATAAATGGGGAGATACGCAATACAATGTATCAGAATCCAACAAGGAGCTGATTAGGGCGTGGTATCGCGGAAAATGTTACTTGTATGACAATTCTGCAATAGCGGATGATGAAACGGAAGAAGTAAGCCTTATTAAGCTGACAGAGAACATGATTATGCAATACGGAGTTCAAGTCATTCTACTGGACAACCTCATGACTGCAATCGGGCTTGAATCGGTCAGTGGAAGTGACAAGTACGAAAAACAAAGTGAGTTTATGAAAGACTTGTCAAAGATGGCACTACGACATAACGCATTGATTCTACTGGTCGCACATAAACGGAAGAACAATTTTTCCACAAACGAAGATGACGAGACCAGCGGTTCAAGTGATATTCCAAACCTAGCCACTATCACAATGTCATATAACCGTGACGATTTGATTGATGAAGACCAACGAAGGTTGATAGTTTCAAAAAACAGATTATTTGGAAAAGTGGAAAAAAAGGGATTTATTGTAAACTACGACAAGAAATCAAAACGTATTTATGGCTATGGGGATGATGTAAATGTTGACTATGGCTGGAACAGTGACAGTGACGGATTTATACCGCTTGCGGTAGACTCTCCGTTTGGTTGATGGAGGTGAAAGATGAAAAAAGAACATGTGGTTGAACTTCTGAAAAGTCATGGTTACACCGTGGCGATTGAGGACGGCATCCCGATAGTGATCCTTCCGGGAATGTCGCAGAGGGAATTAGGAAAGCGCATTAAAGAGATACGCAGTCTGCTAAAGGACAACGGCTACAATCAGAGTTTTGGTTGGAAAGTAAAACAGAGCGTTGATTGTTGACACGTTAAAACGCTCAAATTTCGATTTTTAATACGTTATGGCATATTTATAGGCTGAATAGTTTAAAACGCGAATTTGGACAAAATAGGCGCATTAGAACAGTGATTTTGAGCCAAGAGAAAGGGAGGCGGTGCAACATGAATGTGCAGTTAAGCATCTTTGACTGTTTGGAAAATGAAAAATCTAAAGAAAATCTGTCTGCAATGAAAGTATTAGTTGCTTGCGAGGAAAGTCAAAGAGTTTGCACAGAATTTAGAAAATTAGGGCATGAAGCATATTCTTGTGACATTGAACCTTGTAGTGGAGGTCACGAAGAATGGCATATACAGACAGATGTATTGCCATTATTGAATGGTGATTGTACTTTTCAGACAGTAGACGGATTAGAACATAGAATTGACGGAAAGTGGGATTTGATTATTGCACACCCGCCTTGTACATATCTTTCAAATGCAGGTGCTTGCAGACTGTACAAGATATTTGACGGAAAAACATATCTTGAACGCGAAAGGCTTGAAAAAGGACTTGATGCTAAAGAATTTTTCTTAAAATTTATAAATGCCGATTGTGGAAAAATAGCTGTAGAAAACCCAGTGCCGTCTGCTATTTATAGGCTGCCTAAAAAGACGCAAATAATTCAACCGTATGAATACGGACACCCATACACAAAGAAAACGTATTTATGGCTTAAAGGGCTTAAACCTCTTGTGCCTACGAATGTTGTGAAACCGATAGGGGGGGTACATTTGCGGTAATTCTGAAATTTGGAAAAAGCAAGCAGCCAGTGGAGAGGTGATTAGAAAAGAAAAAAGTGCAAAATATCGGAGTAAAACATTTCAAGGGATTGCACAGGCTATGGCTGAACAATGGGGAGGTGAGGTGCATAGTGTCAAGTAAAAAAATCGAGAAAGGAAGTCCAGATTGGGTGATGCTGAATGACTTGTGGGTCTTGCACCAAAAGTATTTTTTGACAGAAGATGCAGACGAATACTGGTCACAGCTAATCGCCGACACAAATGATTTTTTGGAAAAACACAAGGATGTGCTTGCGGCAAGGCAGATTGCAACCGCGCTGATTGAGGCGCACGAAAACGAATACCGAAGAATGAAAGACGCTAAGAAACGCGAATAATGCGATTTAAGGCGTTTGAAATATACAAATGAGGGAATTGTCAAAAAGTCGAATAAAATCAAAATTTAACGCCTTGTGGGACGCCACAGAGGTATCACAGAAAGGAGCAAGGAGATTTGTGTACACGTAAATCATGGTTAGCTCCGATATGGAATGACAGAAACATATATGAGAAGGGTTGAACAGGGTTTATGTGTGCGCTGCGGAAAGCATGAGCCAGTGAAAGGCAACAGACTTTGCCAAGAATGTAAAGACAAAATGAGCAGGCAGAGGGCAGAAACTCGGAGGATTTTAAGAGAAAATGGAATATGCCCTGTGTGCGGAAGAAACAGGATTAGTGGCGAGGAATACGCCTGTCCTGAATGTAGGTCATATAAGGCAGAAAACGCGATAAAAAACAGGGATAAATCGCTGTACAATCAGAAAATGCGGGAATATCATTACAAGGAACGGAATGAGCGCAGGAAGAATGGAATTTGTACGATTTGCGGAAAAAGAAAAGCTGATTACGGGTTTGTCTCATGCGGAATCTGCCGCGATAAAGAAACCCGCTATATGCGGGCAAAGTACGGAAAGCCTGACAGGGGAGAACGATATAAGCAAGGATTGTGTTATTTTTGCGACAAACCCATAAAGACAGGATACAAGGTATGCGAGGAACATTACGGGCAGATGCTTGAAATGGCTCACAGTGAAAAAATGCAAGAGGCAAGAAAGGAAATACAGAAGAATTGGATATGATTCAGAATGAGTACAAGCATAACAAAAAATTTAGACAGTACGTAGACAAGTACGCAAAAACGCGAGGGATATCGGTTGAAGAGGCGTTGACGCATGAACTTGTCCGGCAAGTGTATCTGTACTATACGGAGGTGTAAAAAATGAGCAGGACATTACCAATATTATTCAATACAGAGATGGTCCGGGCGATACTGGACGGTAGAAAGACGGTGACTAGAAGGATTATAAAAACAGCGGAAGATGTCTTGAACAGTCCGTATATAAAATCACATCCAGAGACACCAGATGCGCATGTGATAACTAAGTTAATCGAACCACCATATCATCCGGGAGATATCCTTTATGTGAAAGAAACAGTATGGCAGAAAGTAGGGCATTTTCTTGATGTAGATAGTGAAACAAAGTATGTCTTTTACAATGAATTTAGATATGTCGCAACAGACGGAAAGCCGGAAGATGAATGGAATCATGTTTGGGTGAAACGTCCATCAATCCACATGCAGAAGAAAGCCGCCCGGATATGGCTCAAAGTAACGGATGTGCGAGCCGCCCGGTTGCAGGATATAGTTGTGGCAGATCCACGGCAAACCATCCATAATATCTGCGCCGAAGGATTACAATTACAGCCTGTCATGGAAAATTATGAGAAACTGATAGATGACTTCAAGACACTGTGGAACAGTACCATCAAAAAATCCGACCTTTACCGCTACGGTTGGAAAGCTAATCCGTGGGTATGGGTGATTGAATTTGAGCGGTGTGAGAAACCGGATAAACTAGGGTTAATTTAATTTTGAGAATGGGAGAAAAGATTATGGATAAAAAAATAAACATTGTAACTGTTAGATGGTGGGACGGTTACAAAGAAGATTTTAGAGCAACAGAAGTTAGATTTGGCAGTGACCTGCTATGGATGCGTCTTGAAAATGGAACAAACAGACATATTCCGTTGAGGCAGGTTAGATGGTTTGGAACTTCTATTGAAAGCCATCAAGACACAGGAATGTGACGGAGGTATGAGATGAAATTAAAGAAGATTGAGGATGGAATGGTGGTACATTGTTCCACAGAAGACGAGGCAAAAGAACTTATTAAGTGGGCGTATGAATGTGGTTTTGGATGGTCTGGTGTTGCAGAAGACTCGAAGACGAATTTTAAAGTAAATGGCAAGAACACATGTTATTGCTTCACAGCGGAATTTATTACGTATACGGACACGTGCTTTTGTAATAAAAATTCATATAAATTCACAGAATTTTCCAACCTAATAATACCGGAGGAATCAGAGCATATGAGCGCGGAAGAAGTTTTGAATTGGTTTATTGAGAATTATTATAATACAACAATATGTACGGAAACTTTTGGTGAAGATTACAGTTTTAGGAATTTTAAAGCATCTAATATGTCCACAAAAGAAATCATTTCCAAAATTGAATCCTACGAAGCTAAAAAGAAACAGGAAAAAGAAGTAGAAGTTGAATGGGTAAGTCGGGTGTTCAACAAAAAAGAAAACAAAAACGAGTTTTACTACGATATGGGAGACGCAGAGCAACGTTGTATTGAGCTTGTGAAGAATGGCGAACAGGAATATGCGACATTTGAAACTGTGTGTCGGTTAAAAAAGTAAAGGAGAAAAGGCTTGCAGACTAAAATCCACAGGTTGAGCAAGCCGGAACTTGAATTTTTCAAAAACACTTGTAATTTTTCGGACGAGGAATTGAAAATTATTGAATTTCTGCGTAACGAAAAGAGTCACGAGGAAATATCAACAGCAACAAACTGTTCTGTTCCTACGGTGGCGCGGAAAATCAGAAAAATCAGAGACAAAATGGAAAGGAGCAAGGAGATGGAAAAACAGAATAAAGATGTGCCTATTTGGGAAAAATTGAACCTAACAGCTGACGAGGCATCAAAGTACAGTGGGATAGGGATAAACAAGATTTATGAAATGATGAAAAGTCCGGCGTGTACATTCACACTGTTTGTCGGCAGACGGACTCTCATCAAGCGCAAGGAGTTTGAAAAGTACCTTGCAGATGTAGACGAAGTGTGAAAACATAACATGATATATTGAACTATAAGCCTTTTTATGATATATTTTTTGTATTCATATCAAGGCTTTTTCCAACAAAAAGAGGGAGATTTTAAGATGGGAAAAGACTTAAAAGGTAGAGAATTAGGGCAGGGAATCAGTCAACGGAAATCCGATGGATTATACACGGCAAGGTTTACAAGCCGGAGAACAGGGAAGGTGGTACAGCGATATTTTCCGAAATTGCAGGATTGTAAAAAATGGTATATTGATGCAAAGTATGAGGACGAACACTTTACGATAACCGCAGCAAGCAATATGACGGTGACAGCGTGGTTTGAATACTGGATTTCTGATATTAAAGAAGGAAAAACAAAGCAAAACACAATGAAAATGTTTAAGAGCCGTTTTGAATATAACATAGAACCTGTGATCGGGAAAATGCTTATGCAGGATGTAAAACCGATGAACTGTCAAAAGGTGTTGACAAACATGGCAGAAAAATATGGAAATTCCACAATACGGCTTGCGAGATGCACCATGAAAAGTATGTTTGATGATGCGGTTGAAAATGACATAATTCTCAAAAATCCAGTGACAAGTTCTGTGAAATGCAGTTCTGGTAAAAAAGCAAAAGTAAAACGTGCATTTACCATTGATGAACAAAAGAAATTCATTAAAACTTGCGAGAATATGGATTTTTACAACCAGTTTATCTTTATATTGCAAACAGGATTAAGAGTAGGGGAATTGTCAGGGTTAAAATGGTCTGATATAGATTTCAACCGTAGAATGCTCCATGTGCAGAGAAGTGCAAATTATGATGATAAATCAAAAGACTGGATTGTTGGAGCCACAAAGAGTAGTTCCGGAGATCGTGAGATTTATTTGACTGACGAAGCAATGAGAATATTGCAAAAGCAAAATGCAAAAGAAACAAATACAAAAGTTATAGACATGAGGTTTAAAGACAATGTTTTTATTGGAAACAATGGTCTGCCTATAAGACACGATACGTATGATGCCTCGATTAAAAGGATTTGTACAAAAGCAGGAATAGAATGTAATGGTTTTTCTATGCACACCCTTAGACATACGTTTGCGACAAGATGTATAGAGGCAGGAATGAAACCAAAAACATTGCAAACTTTATTGGGTCATGCAGGAATAAGCACTACCATGAATCTGTATGTGCATACAACTGATGATGAAAAAATCAACGAGATTGAAAAAGTAGAAGAATCATTAAAAGTTGTATAATTTGCCGAAATTCGTGTAGTAAGTGTGTAGTAAAAAAATATGCATAATGTCAAAAATGCCGTAAATATGGGAAATTTTGAGTTTGTAAAGCATATAATAAAATAACGGGTATTATGTGATTGTTTACTGATTTTC